CTACTTCTTTGATGACAGTTTTCTCACCAACAATTTTTCTTGGCATGTATAGAACATCTTGTCCATACATTTTAAGTTGTTCGTTGATTAGATCTTGAATAAGTCTTTGCTCACTCGGAGATCCTTGTAAAAAATAAGAATTGAGTGGTGACATATCAACCTATAAGGTCTAGTGGTGGTAATTCATATTCATTCTTAAGTTGTTGTTCAAGTTTTTCTACTTCTGAGACCCCATCATCATAAATTTGTCTTCCATTCAGTTGGACTCCACCAGGAAGTTGAACACCATTGAACTTAATCATATTTTGACCCCACTGTTTCTTAATAAGTGCAGTGAGATATTTCTTTAGCCACCAATCATTATAAAGTCTTGGAGCATCTCCAGGATTTACGATTCGATAACAATCAATAATTACATAATCATTATCTGAAACTTCCTTCCAATCAATATCCAAATACAATTTATGATTTAGTTTATTAAAACGAATTTGTGCGTGTGGATTCAAAAGATAGTCTAAATCCTCTAGGTATCTTTTAACCATCGAATAGTTTAGAAGATCTAATGCACCATAATAATAAACATCATTTAAAAATAATTGATATTTTATATTAAACAATCCAGCAGATGCAGTATTTGTTGAGTTTATCTTAAGAATATTATTAACACCAATAATAGAGTCTGGAAGAGGGAGATAATTAACACCTTCAACATAAGTAAGAGATGTTACTCCAGCGCCAACAACATTTGGTGAAGTTGTTGAAGATCCAACTGGGCCAGACTGCTTTAAAATATTTTTAGTTGCGGGAGTAAGTTTATGCTTTAAAAATACACGATCAATGCCATCATAATGACGCTCATGAAAATACTGAATTGCATCATCAATTAGGTTATCGATTTGATCGTCATCTACATTTATTTCTAAAACTGGCTTACCTAGTTGTTTGAGGCAGTAATCTTTCAATTCCGCTCTACTAGATGGTTGCGCCATAAAAAATACCCCTAGTTTCCTAGAGGTATTTATAAATTATGGGTTACGTTTTCACTCGCCCTTTAGTTTTTTGATTTCATCGCGGAGTTCATTGATTTGAACTTGTTGTTCTTTAATTGCTTCAATTAGGACGGAAACTATGTTTCCATAAGCAACAGACTTGATTCCTTTTTCTCCAACTCTAACTACCTCTGGAATAACTTGTTCAATTTCTTGAGCAATAACACCTATTTGACGTTCGTTAAAATCAATTCTATCGTAGACTACTCCACGTAGACTCAGAACTTTATTAAGAGCATCTGGAATAGTCTCAATGTTTGTCTTGAGTCTAATATCTGAGTTTGCAGTAACGTTACCAGAAGCAGTTAATGCACCACCATTTGAAATAGTCACCGGACTTCCAGTGTTGCCGCCACCATAAAGTCTTGTGTCACCAGAGTTAGCGTTTCCATAACCAATGTACATGCCATCGCGTAAGTTTGAAGAGTTATTGTTTCTCATAACTCTGAAGTTCACATAATCATCATTATTATCAAGCATACCAAAGGTTACATACTGTGATCTCAGGTTACTTACCGTTGTAGTCGATGTGACTGAGAGAGGTGAAGTTCCTGTTGCAATTGTTGATGTTAATGCAGTACAAGTAATTGTACCAGCAGTAAAGTTACCAGAACCATCACGAGCAACGATTGTAGATGCAGTGTTTGCTGAGGTTGCATTAGATGTTACAGTAAATGTAGCCGCGCCAGAGTTATTAAAGGTCGTAGAACCAGAAAGACCAGTTCCTGAGGTATTCAAAGTTAATGTGTTCGCTAAGTTTCCAGAGAATGTTGTAGCAGTAATAGTACCAGCACTGAAGTTGCCAGATCCATCACGAGCGACAATAAAATTAGCAGTGTTGGCATTAGTAGCATTGATGCCAAGTGTAACAGCAGCAGAGTTGTTATAAGAGGTTCCAGTTAAGTATGTTGAAGAAATTGTTAATGTGTTTGCAAGAGGTCTTTGCCAAACACCAGCGTCACTCCAAAGTTGTAAATTAGACGCAACGTTCCAAGAACCAGTACCATTATTAGATGCATACCATCTTGCACCACTTCCAGGTTGTAATACGAACAACTGGTTATTATTATTTCCACTTGGAGCATCATGCACCCATGCACCATTAACATAATACATGTTAGCGGTTAAGAAAACTATTCCATCCCAAGAAAGAACACCAAACGAAGATTGTGATGGTTTCTTAATAATTAACTGAGAATCATTGTTGTCTGTGGTTCCATTGACAACTAATCCACCACCGCCAATTGCAGATCCAGTTCCACCAACAATTGTTGTACCTCTAATTGTTCCAGCATTAAAGTTACCAGAAGCATCACGTCTTACAATAGTATTACCAGTGTTATCTGATGATGAAGAAAATCCATTAAGTAATGCAGCGTTTAAATTAGCTACTTCTGTAGTTGATGTAACTGTGAGTGGTGCTGTTCCTGTTCCAATTGTAGAAATTAATCTTGTACCACTAACGGTTCCTGTAGCAGTAAATACACCCGCACCAGTTAATGTTGCAGCAACAGTTGTTCCACCATACCATCTGAATAGTTCTGAGGTAGTTGGAACTGAATGCCATAAAGTAGAACCTTCAATACCTGCCGCATAATCTGCGGAAGAAGCACTTAAATTAGTATAATAAACAACTTTAGTACCAACACTTCTTGTATTAAATGTAGGAGCAGCAACACCATTTGTACCAAATGTAATCCAGTTATTTGTTGAACCGCTAAAGGTTAACTGTGCAGCAGTTGTTGAACCTGCAGAAGAAAGTTCAATTCTTCCAGTACCGAAGCTACCAGAACCATCACGTCTTACAATTGCGTTTGCCGTATTCGAGGTTGATGAAGCAAATCCATTAAGTAATGCAGCGTTTAAGTTAGCTACTTCTGTAGTTGATGCAACCGTGAATGGTGCTGTTCCTGTTGCAACTGTTGATGTATATCTGGTTGCCGAAAGGGCTCCAGTAATAGTTAAACCACCAGAATTAGTCAAGGTGAATACATTTGTTCCACTAGCATTTCTACCGATAAGCTCAGTGGTGAATTGTAGGTAAAGATTGTTACTATGGAATTGAATTTTGCCTGCTTTCTCACCTGTCCAACTTCCTGTTGTAAAACTTATGTCATGGTTTGCTCCAATCGCAATTGATTGTGTAGTCAATAACCCCTGTAACGTTGGAGTTGTAGTCAAAGTATAAGCAGTTCCATTGCCAATCAGTAGAGCACCATTTGAAGGTAATCCAGAAAGTCCTGTGCCGCCTCTTGCGATTGGAATAGTGCCCTGATGATTGAGAACATCTAAGTAATATGAAGAGTTATTTCCTCCAAGAGTTGCAGCGTCAACATCACCGCCACCAGCAGCAGTTTTAATTTGAACCGTTCCAGTTCCATCAGCTCCAATCGCAAATGTTGAGGATTTAAATCTAGAAACACCTAAGGTTGAATAAGCATCAACTGTTGGTACGACTCTATTAAGAGAAATTTGAACATTACCAAAATAAGTATTAATTCCAACTCCATCTGGAGCTAATACAGATGAAGTTGCTAAAACAGCAATTGGTTGAGTAGTTCCTATACCAACAGAAGTTACAACTTTTTGGAAAGAAGAATCTCCCCTCAAGAAAGTTTCATTATTCGCGGTTCCAGAAGAGGCAAGTCTACTAGGACTAATCGTTCCTGAAATAACATTACTAGCATCAATATCACCACCGCCCACAGCTGCCCAGTTAAGTGGAATTTGTCCTGAAGTATTGACAACATTAGTGAAACTAATGTTTTGTTTTGTGAAAGAAACAATACCACTTCCGTTAGTTCCAAGACCAACTTGGCCAATAATTAATCCACCAATAGAAACAAGAGCACTATTTCGACTTTCATGTAATGTAAATGAGTTTGTAGTTGCAGAACCAACAAAATAATAGAATCCTGTTGTAATTCCAGATGTAAGTGTTCCAGCACCATCAGCAGCGTTAACTTGAACTGGATCTCCTTGTGTAAAACCGTGATTTACTAAGACAATTTGATCTGTTTCAGTTCTGAATCCAACTCTTGTAAAAGTATGTGTTCCAGTTCCAGAACTGTTTAAATCAATCAAAGAAGATGCAGCAACGGCATAATCAGAGTGAACCGAGTAGGAAGAAACTCCAACTTTTTTAACATAGTAAATCTGATCAGGCACTAATGTTGATACTGGTGTTCCTGATGTTGTATACTGGACAGGATCTCCATTCCCAAATGGTAAGAAATTAGTAGTAATTCTGTCATTGGCGAAGTCAACATTACCACCAACATCAATAGATGTACCAGTAAAAGTGAAACTAGTTGTGGCGGTGCTTACATTGGTACTGATAGCAACTGCATTCCTATCTGCAATGTGATCCGGAAGTGCAGTAGTTGGTGTAAATTTCGCTCCATTTTGAAGCTTCACATAAAGTCTGGTTTCAACTGTAGCAATTTGAACCGTAAAATTAGAACCACCTGTTCTACCACCAATAGGATCGGGATCATTAAGTGTTAAAATATCGTTAACAGCAAAATAACGTCCGCCAGTATTAATTGCAACAGATTGGACAGTACCTGCAGCGCTAACTGTAATTGTTCCTGTTATACCAGTACCAATACCACTAGCAGTATCAAATCTTACTCCAGTGTAAATACCAGCAGAATTATATCCAGAACCACCCGCAAGAGTCTTGAGTGTTAAGGCAACACCTCTTACGAGACCAGTAGTGCCATAACCAACTTGTGGAAACGCAAGTCCTTGATCAGTAGTTATTCCAGCGGCAGTATTAATACCAATGAGTGGTGGTCTAGTAACTATACCTGTTACAGCCCCTTGATTTAGGACACTTCTTACTGTATCTCCATCCTCGAAATTATATACAGTTGAATTATTTAAAATAAAGAACTGCGAATGAGTATCAGATATTAATACATATGGAGACCCTGGTTCAACAACGGTATCTCCATTACCCAAATTAACAGAAGGAATTTGGTTATGTAATTGAAGTCTACCAAAATTACTTGTAACCCTGTAGTAATTAGTAACTTTAGGTGGAATTAGATCGGAGTTAATTTGTCCAATTGCATTTAATTGTACAATTGCATTTGGAACAGCATTTGTAGAAACAGATTTATCAATGAATCCACCAAGTCTGCCATTTAAGAATGAACGTATAGCTAACTGAGTTGAAACTCTCTTATTTTGTGGACCACCAAGTTCATTATCACCCAATCCAGCGTCTGTAGAGAATTCTTCTACAGCAATACCACCCGAAAGAGTTAGTCGGATAGAATCAAGAGTACCAATAGTTACTGTATTATTGAAGATGATATTACCAGTTCTGTTGAATGCGGTAATAAAATCACCAATCTTAAAGTCTCCTAGTTCATTTGTGCCAGAAGAATAAACCCTTCCACCTCTTTCACTAACTTGTTCAGATTTCGTAACTGTTTTACCACCATTTTGAGGTAAAGCGTTATAGTCAATACCAGATCCAGAATATTCCCAAGTATGGGACGAAGAGTTAATAATAGATGGTCTATGCCAATGCAGTTTATAAGTTTCTGGAAGGTTCTGAACACCCTGAATAGTCTGGCCAGTCAGAGTGGTATCAATTTTACTATTCGTTGACCAAAAAGTAGTTACTCCAGCAACTGTCGTTACTGCGACTCCAATAGGAGTTGCACTATGATCAGTGATATTTAATATCGTTGTTTCATTTGTTACTGCAAAGTTTCTCTTAGTTCCAGAAGAAAGTTCAACAGATACTAACAATTGTCTGGTAGTTTGATTATAAGTAACAGCAATACCAAGAGCAGTTCCACCGATAACTGTTTGTGTAATTTCTCTACCAGCAACAAAGTTTGCTGTACTACCCACCCCAGCAAGAGTTACATACTGATAATCATTGTGTCTGTCAATAACAGAGCTAGCAAAAAACTCAAAAGTATTTTTTTGGAACGTATGAAGACCAGTAGAAGCAGAAGTTAAATCTACAATTCTAAGTAAACTATCATCCTCAGCAAGTTGGAAGCTGTTAGCATCAATATATTTTACATAATATTGGTTTTGGTTAACCAATCCTCCGATAACTCTGTTGGGAATTACTCCCTCATCTCCAAAATAAACTACACTATCTTGATTAGCGAATGGATGTAAAGAAATATTAAAAGTATTTGCACTAATATCTACTACTCCACTTGCAGTAACCGCAGCTCCAATAAACTCTTTGGTAACTGGAGATGCTTTAAAGTTTGAAGTGACATCTTGATTTGCATTATTAAAGAATCTTGCAACATATAAATCTTGCTCGGATCTACCCAAACCAACTACTTTCAGAGTAGTTAAGCCACCAGAAGTACCAGTTGCAGCAATTCTTCCTCTATCAAATATAAATGAAGCCGGACTAAATCCTGTTGATCTAAGCGCGAACAAACCAAAGTTAGTTGCAGAGTTAGTAATGGACAGATATCCACCAGACTGAGTTAGAGATCCATAGCGACAGAAGATTTGGAAACAAGATACAACCTGTGCATATCCATCATTAATAGTTCTCCAACCAATACCACCAAAAGAAACCATGGTAAATGCCGCAGCAACCATAGATTTACCTTGTTCTGGTTGTTCTAAGTCGGCATTAAGTTCCACTTCCTGTTTAACGAGTGGAACGTTTGGCGAATTAACTTTGTTTCCATCTACTAAAATACCATTTGCACCTAGGAAAGAAAGAATAGAACAGTTTTGAATATATGGAGATCTTACGATAAAAGGTTTATCTCCTTTTGTAGCATATCCAGTTCTAGATGTAAGCTGATCATCCGGATCATCAAATGCAACAGCGTAATCAAAAGTACTTAGTGGAACACCCGCGGCATCAACTGAGTCTTTCATTGCAAAACCAGTTACATAAACACCGTTTCTTACTCTGAATAAATCTTTACCTGCGTTCAGTGGTCTAATAATTGTATTTCTTAGGTTGTCTCCAACTACTGCAACGTCATCATAGAGTAAAATTGGATTATCTTCAATATAATCACCAGCCTCAACAAAGATACAGACTGGTTTTGATTTTGTCAATGGATTACTTAATTGTGGCGCGGCGGTAGTGCCAAATCCAACAATATTAGTCATAATGCCAACATAGTTGACAATCGCAGTTCTTACATCGGCACAATCAGTTAAACCAATATTTGTTGACGCAATACCTACTAGACTTCCAGATAATAGCGCAGTTGTAAGAATACCAACAAGACTATCAATTGTAGCTCTTGTAGTTGCACAGATATTTGGATTTTTATTAGTTCCGCCAATTGAGACATCACCTATAACTGTAAGATCTTGATAATTCAGCCAATTGGTAACCGCTTGTTTTGCATATTTACCCAAACTTTGGAAAGCATATACAGAAGCAGCTTCTTCTCCAAGAACTCCATTAGATATTAGTGCTCCAGCACCATCAAAATACTTTTTAGTTGCATATAAAGTATGTTGATTCGTTCCGAAAGAAACATCTTGTGCAATAGCATCTATAATATATCCAAGATCTCTTGCACACTTACGACCACCAACGACTGTTGTAGATCCAACTCCTACAGAACTTATTCCGATTCCAAGAGTACTAATCCCTGAAAGATTTCTTACATTATATGTAGAATTAACAAGGAAATAACCATAGTTGGTTGTAGTTCCAATACCTGCAGTGCTTCCTGCAGCAACAACTGTAGTAACAATTCCAGCAAGAGATGTAATTGTTGATCTAACGTTTGCACAGGACTCAGGACTTAAGTTTGAACCAACTTTACCAGCTACTGATAGAGATCCAGTAGTAGAGTTAGCATAAGTCACTGTAGTTGTAGTGCAATTTGTCACTACGTAATTTCCGTTGTATCCCGCTGGAGTTACTCCAGTAACAGAAATTACTTGATTGACTTGGAATGGAGCAGTTTCTTGAGCATCAAATGTTAATGTTGCTGCATCACCAAATGTTATTGTTTCTCCGTTTGTATTTGCAGTATTTGGGTGAGAAAGATTTGCAAAAGTAGCACCAAGTCCAGTAATATAAGCACCTGATCCAATTCCAGTTCCAAAAACTGGCATTCCCAATACAAGTCCAGTATTATTTGCAATACTTACATATCCTTGACCTGTAGTGCCTCCTGTAGAGGTTTTAGTGGTTGAAACTGTTCCAGTTGTTGCAGTAATTGTAAGATAAGGATCTGCAGTAATTGTTAAATCTCTAGTGTTTAACTGATTGGTTACAGCCAATCTCATTAAATCTCTAGCAGTTGTAAATACATAATTTGATTGAGCTTCTTCTCCAAGAAGTCCATTAGTTGTTGGTTGACCGACATTATTAAAATAGAATCCAGCAAATCTTCTACTGTAATTATTACCTCCAGTAAATACGTCCGTCTTAACTGCATCTACAAAAAATCCAGTATCTCTAGCACACTTCCAAATTCCTGCAGTGGTTCCAAATCCAATTACACTCAGATTAAAGTTTCCAAGATTTAGTGCAGGAAGTCCACTAGTATTTCCAGCACCAACTACGGCAGTAATGACTCCAACAAGAGAAGTAATATTATTTTGCACATCAGTACATGCTGTAGTATCAGAAACTCCTACATTTCCACCACCTCCTCCAAAAACTGTTGGTCCAGGAGTAGCATTTAAATTTTTATTGCTGAGCTGGTTCGTAATAGCTCTTCGCATTTCGATTCCAGCTTGTTGGAATCCGTAAATTGATTGTTGTTCTTCTCCAACAAGACCGGTTGATAGAGCTGCTCCAACACTATCAAAGTAGAAGGCAGCAAATGTTCTTGCATAATTATTACCCCCGGTAAATACATCTGTTGAAACGGCATCAACAAAGTATCCAAGATCTCTCTGACATTTAGCTGAAGATATTCCAGAAGACCAAAAAGTAGGATATTCAGTATTAATAGCCGTTAATGCAGTAGCAACGATCTCACTCTTATTGAGTTGTATTAATTGATATGCACGATAGTATCTAGAATCTTTAGTTGTAGAAGTAACACCCGGACCTGGTACATAGAATCCGGTAGGGAATCCAACAGCAAGAGAAGCTATTGATTTATCAACAATTTCTTGTTTGTTGATTTCAATTAATTTATGAGCATAATAATATCTTGATCTTGTAGTAGTTTCAGCATCTCCAGGGAAGAAGAATGTTGATCCTACTCCAACTGCAACAGAAGCAAGAGATTTATCAATGATCTCCTGTCTATTTCCTACGATAAGATTTCTAGCATCTTTAGATGTATGGAAATAATTACCATTTGAATTTGCTGGATCCTGTATAAGAGTAAAATCAAATGTTTGATTTACACTAGTTTGATATAGTGTAGGTGGTGACTGGTTATTGATTATATATTGTCCAATAAATTTTAGATAATCAAGAGCAAAAATGAAAGGTACCTCTTCACCGGCGTAAGTTCCTTGATTATAAAAATCAAGCGAAGTAGATCTAGATTTAGAATTTCCTCCAAATCTTACATCATAAGTCAGAGCTTTTACAGCAGATCCGATTCCAGCTTTCCAAGTATTTTCGTTAAAATCTGGGAATATCGTAGCAATTCCAATATTTTCAAAGTTAAATTTTACATATGCAATTACTTCTTCTTTGATAAATTGTTCGTTTACCTCAAGTAAATCACCAGCATCGAGATATCTTTGACCAGGATAAAGGAAACTATCAAATGATGCTAATTGAGCCGCACGTTTGATAGTTTTAACTGGTAGAGCTCTACCATCAAAAGTATCGTCACCGTTTTCAGCAGAAACATAATATCTACTTTCAAATAATCCAGCACCATTTGTTGTAAATCCTAAAGTTCCATCTGGAAGTAATGCTAAAAGTTGTCCTGCAGTTCCTAACTTTGGAGGTAAAGTTAATGTATAATTTGAAGAAATACCAGAATTAGAAAGTTGAATCTTTACAGATTTGTCCTGACTACTTGCAGTATTAACACCGACAAGAGATAATGTACTTACACCTACATTATTAAATGTAGAAACTCCAGAATAATTAATATTAGTTCCAGAAAGAGTTGTAACAAATCCAGCAATAACTCTCAAACTTTCTATACCAGAAACTGAAGAATTTTCTCCATTAATGGTTATAGTTCCAGATCCAACAGAAAGAATGCCAGTAATCCTAGCATCACCGGAAACAATCAAATCAGTGTCACCAATTCCTATAGTAACATTTCCAAAAGTAGAGAGACCGGTATAGTTAATATCAGATCCATTTAGATAAGTAATGAATCCAACTGGAGATTCTAATCTTTGAACCGTTCCCACTCCAGTTACGTCAAAGTATGTTGCAAATCCAGTATTAACTCTGGAAAGATTGGTGTTAGATGTTTCAATATTTAAATCGGTAGCGATACCAGAAGAAATATATGCAATATCTAATCTTGCACTAGAAATTCCTGCAGTAGTTACGATACCACTTGTAGCAAAGAAGTTGTCTACTCTAGCGCTTGTAATTCCTACGGTTGTTACAATACCGCTTGCAAGATATAAATTATCGATATATCCGAAAGAAATTCCTGCAGTAGTTACAATACCTGTAGTTACAAAAAGATCATCTACTCTACCACTAGAGATTCCTGCGGTTGTTACAATACCTGTAGTTACAAAAAGATCATCTACTCTACCACTAGAGATTCCTGCAGTGGTTACGATACCAGAAGTTGCAAAGAAATTATCGACTCTAGCGCTTGTGATTCCTGCAGTGGTTACGATACCAGAAGTTGCAAAGAAATTATCGACTCTAGCGCTTGTAATTCCTACAGTTGTTAGAATACCAGTGTTAATATATACATTGTCTATTGATGCAGTTGAAATTCCTGCAGTAGTTACGATACCAGAAGTTGCAAAGAAATTATCTACTCTAGCGCTTGTGATTCCTGCAGTGGTTACGATACCAGAGTTGATGTAACCATTATTAGCTGATAAAGTTGTGGTATAAAGATTAGTTATAATACCTGAAGCTACATAAGCATTTGTAATGTTAAAACTAGTAGCGATACCACCATTGATATTAGCAGTATCAATGTACTCTGTAGTTGCAAATAGAGTGGTTACAATACCTGTAGTTACAAAAAGATCATCTACTCTACCACTAGAAATTCCTGCAGTAGTTACGATACCTGTAGTTACAAAAAGATCATCTACTCTACCACTAGAAATTCCTGCAGTAGTTACAATACCAGAAGTTGCAAAGAAATCATCTACTCTAGCACTAGAAATCCCTGCAGTGGTTACGATACCAGAGTTGATGTAACCATTATTAGCTGATAAAGTTGTGGTATAAAGATTAGTTATAATACCTGAAGCTACATAAGCATTTGTAATGTTAAAACTAGTAGCGATACCACCATTAATATTTGCAGTATCAATATACTCTGTAGTTGCAAATAAGGTTGTAACAATACCAGAAGTTGCAAAGAAATCATCTACTCTAGCACTTGAAATTCCTGCAGTGGTTACGATACCAGAAGTTGCGAAGAAGTTGTCTACTCTAGCACTAGAAATCCCTGCAGTGGTTACGATACCAGAAGTTGCAAAGAAATCATCTACTCTAGCACTAGAAATCCCTGCAGTGGTTATAATTCCTGTGTTTATTCTTGAAGTATTTGCATTTGATTCACTGGTTACGTTTAATCTAGAAACCGACTCTTCTTGAACATCTAGGACATCAATGAATGCTTTACCGACAATGGGATCAGTGAAAGTAAAACTTGTTGATATGCTTAAATTTGAAAAATAATAATCATTAAGTTGAGTAAATTCAAAATCTCTAGTTCCAGTTACATTATTAGTTTCATTTATTGTTATTTCGCCAACTCCAATACTTTCAATATTGGCGGCCGCAGTTAATCCACTAGAAGGATCAAATATTATATCATATCCCACTGCCAAATTAGAAGTATCAATTCCAGTAATTATTGTACCAGCTGAAGAAACTGTTCCAGATACAGTTAAAACTCCAACAGTACCGGTTGTATTTTGAGATAGAGTTACAAATCCAGTACCTAGAGAAAGGATGGTTGTTCCTGCACCAATCCCAAAACCACTAACTCCATATCCGACAGCTAAAACGGATGTATCAATGCCCGCAGGGGATGACAATTCATTTCCATTAGAAGTAACTAGATAAGCAGATGTTGATATTTGGGCATCTGTGGTAAATTGACTTATAATGATAGAACCGGTTTCAATACCTACCACTGTTGTTCCAACAGAAACATATGTGGAATTAGTAACAGAATATCCTACGCGAATATCATTCGTAGAAATTCCAATAATTAGAACGTCTGGAGTTGAACTTATAATACCGGTCCTTTCAACAGGTTGGTTGTAAGCTATAGATAAACTTCTGGCATTTACATTACCAGCAAATACAGCATCTCCAATTACGTCTAAAGCAACTGCAGTTCCACTAGTTCCAATTCCAATTGAAACTTTATTAATTAAATTTTGAGTCGAAGCTGCACCAACTAGATAATGACCGCCAGCAGTAGATCCATCATGGACCACTGCGACATCTAGATTAGTATCAATTGTTAACTCTCCAACTGCCCCCGTAAATACTAAATGTTCTGCTGTGGTTCCTCTTCTAAGCTGTACCTGCTTGGTCATAGTACTATACGACTCAAATTACTATTTCTTCTGATTTATTTATCAGAATTAAATGATAACAACATAAGTTCTTGGAATCTGGAATGGATTGTTAATAGTTGTTCCCGAAGTTTCCTGAATATAAATTGTTCCAAGTCCGACATAAGTTGATTTAGTAAACGACTCAAATCCTGAAGAGAATCCAAATAAAGATCCAGATGTATCTTTGTAGATTTTGACAACAAAATTATTTGAAGATCCAAGAATACTAATTGATCCAGAACTCTTATATGCAGGTATGAATATAATATTTGGATATAGAAGTTCTCCCGATAAAGTTGCAATTCCAGACCCAATTTGAGTGTAAGTTGAAACTTTTTTGGTTGATGAAGTTCCACTAATATTGAATATTCCAATTCCAACAACAGAGTATTCGGATTCAACTTTGGTTGTTGCGGAACCATTGATAGAAATAAGTATCGTAGACTCTGGAGTTTGTGCAGAATAAGATTCTGATTTACCAGAAAGAGCAAACAGACTACCAGATCCATTATAAGTATCTACCTCTTTTTCACCAGAAGATGTGGCAATAAAGATAGTTCCAAATCCAATTTCCGAACTTACAAATTTAACACTCTGATAAGATCCAAAAATTGACTCTACTCCAACACCAATATAAGAATAAGTTGCAATTTCTCTTGTAGAAGCAACTCCACTTAATGTGAATAGTATTGTATCCTCAACAGGGTTCGCAACAAATGTTATATTCGCTGCATTTTGATAATCACATGTAAATTCTTCACTATCACAGGAATCATAAAGAACATCCGAAGTATGTTGAGTAAACTTAAATAGTACAGTATTAGAAATACTTGGAGTGTAAGCACTTACTGCAGCAACACCAAATACATCTACAGGTATTACTCCAGTTCCAACTTCAGATATAGTAATACTTTCATCAGAAGCTGCACCATTAATACTTAATGTTGGTTGATCTGTTGGAGGTATGCTTGATAAAGACTCATTTGCAGAAGAGGTAAATTGATATAAAACAGTATTCTCTGGAGTCTGTGCAGATATTGACTCTAATGTTTCTGAAATTCCAGATATTACAAATAAAGTTCCTTTACCGTTTATCAGAATTTTTCTAATTATCTTGTCAGCACCGGCACTAAGAGTTATGGAACCGGATCCACGATAAGCATCTACCTCTTTTTCTAATGTTGCAGTTGTTTGTTGCGAAATAGTTGCATTTCCAGATCCAGAATATGTAAATGTTCTTACCGGTCTGGTTAATGCATTACCAGGAATAGTTACAATACCAGAAGTAATATAAGTGGATCTTGTGAAACTCCAAGATTTACCAACTCCAGGGCCGCCAGGATAAGCTATCGTATCCTCTGGACTAAATCCAGTAATTACATTGAATAATCCAGTTCCAGAATATGGAGTTAATGGACTATACTTGGCAATATTATTAGTTTGATCAAACTTGAATGTTCCTATTCCAGTTCCAGGAACCTTATCATTAATTGGATATCTATTTGAATATGTCTTAGCATCACGAAGATTTCCTTCACTATCCGGCGCAGTTCCTACGCCAATACCAAACTTAATGCCTGTTGTGCCAATACCAATATTTTTTTCAATACCATAGTGTGGAGTGTAATCAATATTTGGATGTAATAGTTCTCCAGAAATACTAAAGAGTTGAGTATTCTCTGGAGTCTGAGCTGAATAAGCTTCTAGAGCTACTCCAGAAATACTAAAGAGTTGAGTATTCTCTGGAGTCTGAGCTGAATAAGCTTCTAGAGCTGTTCCAGAGAATGTTAGAGTACCTAAGCCAACATAGGAATCTACATCTTTTTCTACAGCTACTCCAGAGAATGTTAGAGTACCTAAGCCAACATAAGATTCTGTATTCTTCTCTACAGCTACTCCAGAGAAAGTATAAAGAACAAAGTCTTCTGGAGTCTGAGCTGAATAAGCCTCTAGAGCTGTTCCAGAAATAGTAAAGAGTTGAGTATTCTCTGGAATCTGAGCTGAATAAGCTTCTAGAGCTACTCCAGAAATACTAAAGAGTTGAGTATTCTCTGGAGTCTGAGCTGAATAAGCTTCTAGAGCTGTTCCGGAGAGTGTTAGATTACCTAAGCCAACATAGGAATCTACATCTTTTTCTATAGCTATTCCAGAGAATGTTAGAGTACCTAAGCCAACATAGGAATCTACATCTTTTTCTATAGCTACTCCAGAGAATGTTAGAGTACCTAAGCCAACATAAGATTCTGTATTCTTCTCTACAGCTACTCCAGAGAAAGTATAAAGAACAAAGTCTTCTGGAGTCTGAGCTGAATAAGCCTCTAGAGCAGTTCCAGAGAACGTATAAAGAACTAAATCTTCTGGAGTCTGAGCTGAATAAGCCTCTAGAGCAGTTCCAGAGATTTGAATTCCTGTGGTTCCAATACCAATATTCTTTTCAATACCATAATGTGGAGTGTAATCAATATTTGGATGTAATAGTTCTCCAGAAATTTTAATTCCGGTAGTTCCAATACCAATATTCTTTTCAATACCATAATGTGGAGTGTAATCTACAAATGGGTGTATGATAGAAGTATTGGTAATTGTAAATAATCCAGAAGGAAAGTAATTATAGGCGGCTGTTTCTCGACAAGAAGCAATTCCAGAAATAGAATATAAAGCAGTATCACCGATATATCCCTTTCTAGTAAAACTCCAGGATTTACCTACACTAGGACCTCCAGGATAAGCTTCTGTATCCTGTGGGCTAAATCCATTTACAACATTAATCGGTCCAAATGGATATACAAGTTCACCGACAATAGATGGAACTACAGCACTTACTTCACCAAAATCAAGTGTTAGTCCAGTTGGCGATAGATATACATCACCATAATCAGCGGGTTGTTCAGTTGGATTGTGAATTATTAATCCATAATCCAAAGCACCTTCAATGATAGAACTTTCATTATAATCATAAGTGACCCTTTCAACTAACTGACCAAATTCAAATAGTGTACCAATACCAACATAAGATTCTGTATTCTTTTCTACAGCTACTCCAGAGAAAGTATAAAGAACAAAGTCTTCTGGAGTCTGAGCTGAATAAGCCTCTAGAGCTGTTCCAGAGAAAGTATAAAGAACAAAGTCTTCTGGAGTCTGAGCTGAATAAGCTTCTAGAGCTACTCCAGAAATACTAAAGAGTTGAGTATTCTCTGGAGTCTGAGCTGAATAAGCCTCTAGAGCTGTTCCAGAGAATGTTAGAGTACCTAAGCCAACATAGGAATCTACATCTTTTTCTACAGCTACTCCAGAAATACTAAAGAGTTGAGTATTCTCTGGAGTCTGAGCTGAATAAGCCTCTAGAGCTGTTCCAGAAATAGTAAAGAGTTGAGTATTCTCTGGAGTCTGAGCTGAATAAGCTTCTAGAGCTGTTCCAGAGAATGTTAGAGTGCCTAAACCTATATAAGATTCAGTTTCAGACTCTAATGCAGAAGTTGATAAAACTATAGATCCAGAAACAACTTCTGAATAAGAAGCTCTTACTATCGCAATACCATCAATATAAAGCCTATAGTTTGCAGAACATATTGCTGATCCACTTAGAGACATTCCTCCAAATGGATATGGTATTACTGGATCAACAATAAAAGCATAATCGCCAATTTGTGGAATTGGTGTTCCTGATACTTGACCATAATCAAGGGGAATACCAGATAAAACATCTACAATACTACCATAATCAACAATACTTTCAGTTATTGAAGATTCATTATAGTCATAAGTAATACTTTCTTCAGCAGTATCTAAACTGAAAAGAGTGCCAGATCCCGTATAATTACCTGTTATAAATCGTTCTTCCGCGCTTCCAAATATCTGTATATTTCCTGAACCAACATAAGATTCTGTATCATTCTCTATAGCTACTCCAGAAATACTGAAGAGTTGAGTATTCTCTGGAATTTGAGCAATGAACTGTAAGCCTGTATAGTTACCAGTAATTGTGTAGAGAGTAGTATCTCCTACAGGACTTATCGTAGTGGACTCTAGGGCCGTCTCGGCGACGGCTGTATCTAGTCGGAGAGTACCAGAAGACAGATATGCATTTACGGTCCTTTCTAGACCATTTCCTATCTCAAATACAGTACCATTTCCTACCCAAGTAAATACAACATTTTCAGTTAGAGTTTCACTTGTAAATTCAAATAGTATACCAGAAGAAATATATTGATAACTTGCAGATTCTTGTAGAGTACTTAATGTACCTATATTACCGTAAGGAACTAATGACTCGCTAACAGAGATATTATACCAGTCATCTTCTAAGAAATTAAAAGTTGGACTTCCATCACTTACAGCTCCAATATCCTCCGAAGATGTTGATGCAGACGAAATTAATCCATAATCTTCGGTAGAATATGGATTATTTACTTCTGGATTATCTAGATTATAGACATAAACTGCCATGCAAGTCGTCCAACAACTTTTTTAAAAAAGAAGGAGGATCGCCATAAAAAAGCAACCCTCCCACCAATAACTTATTATATTTTTTTATTAAAATAAATCAGTCAAGAGCAACATTCAATGTGATCTTGATTTGGTCACCGTTATTTTGAATGGTGTATGGACCATTTGTAAATCTTTCTGCATACATTACAGAACTATAAAGAGTTGCGGTACTTAAACCAGCACTTGAATTTGGTGTTGCTGTCAAAGCGGGAGTAGTGTGAAACTCGTTTGCATTAGGAACAGAGAATACTGTATAAACATTAGATGTTAATGTAGTATTACCAGTTCCGGCAGCAATGTAAAGTACATCTCCAGCAACTAGTTGGTGATTGGTTACTGCAATTTTACCAAAACTGAAGGTAACACTTGAATCAGTAGCAACTTGAATATTATCGATAAGAACTTTATCTAAATAAATTACTTTTAATGCTCTGTCAATACCTATAACTGTAGTTCCTGTTTGAATTCCTGCGTTTCCACCAACAACCATTCCCAAAGTTAAATCGTCTACGCTTTGATCTGGATCAATTGTGATATAAGAGTTACCAATAACACCAATTACTGGATCAGTATTGTCACCCTTGGTAACTGTAGTACCGATACCAACCGAGGCATAGTGAACAACGCCTTGTACAGCAACAGGCATGTTGTTTGCACGAGTTACATAGTAACCATAAACATCACCAGCATCTCCAGTGAATGTAAAAGTTTGTTCTGGATATGTTGCAGTTGTACCAGAACCTACTTGATTAATTCTCCAACGAGAACCATTGAGAAGAATACCAGTCTGAGATGTATATGTCTGATCTCCTCTATTGTTTACACAATATGGATACCCTGTGGTAGGAGCAAATCCATAAGCATTGGTATTTCCAATTCCATATGGTTCATAATATCTGGAATCAGAAGGGACATCCGACTCAGCTGGAGTGGTGTTACTTGTAAAAAGTTTTAAAACTAAGTTTCTGGGAGACTGGTCAGCAAGACTTGCAGTGTGGTTGTTGTTTGCAACCAAGTATCTGAGTGACTCAAGTTCTCCAATATTTGGAACTAATAGTGCCATTTAAACAACTCCCCTACAGGTTATGAATTTTAATAACTATCTTTATTTATAATTTTAATTTTAAAGAGATTAGAAATCTGGTAATATTATTTACAGCAATAACGTCAAAAGTGAGAATATCTCCAGCTGTTATTGTTTTTGTCCATCCGGTTAAATCATCATCACGAACTTTTCTTGCATTGGACATTTGTGGATATACCCCACCAACAATTGAGGTAAAAGTGGGAAATGTTGAATAACTTGACTTTTTAATGTCCAGTGTTAAATTGCCTTGTTGGTCTGATAATATCACTAAAGATTCTAAAACCCCTGTTACATCAACAGTTAATGATCCTTTATTTCCTGTTATCATTGCAATAGATCCACTATCAATTATATAATTAATCGTTCTAGTTAAATCTGCAGTTGCGGCTAAAGCGACAATAGTGCAATCTTGACCATTTGTTGGTGCAGTTGTAAATATTATATTATTTGTGGATAAAGTATAATCTTTCCCTGGTTGTAAAATAGATCCATCAAGCATTACCAAAAGTTGTTGGTCATTAATAGGAACATAAGAAGTCGCATTTTCAGTAAGAACAAATGTTGAAATTGATCCGTTAAATTGTGAACTTATGTCATCTAAGATAATGTTACCATATTGAATTGATTTAGTAGGAATTTCATAATCAACACCAATTCTATATGCACCTGGTTCATTTAATGTTACTAAGTAATCTGTCATTAGGAGACTCCTGGAGTTACTAAAACATTTCCTTGAACAGCTCGGGTTCTATAAGAATTTGGAGATATCAAGATAACATCATAAACATAACGACCACCTTCAATGGAATCGGTTGCAGTAAACCCCATGGAGACAACGATTTTTCCATTAATTCTATCTGGAAAACTTAAAGTTAGTGGATATGAAGTTGAAGATGTTGGATGTTTCCTGATAGAAGAAATACCAGTATATCCTGTTAAGTTTAATGGTGCGTTGTTGGTATTCCTGATTGTAAAGGTGGCTTGAAAGTCAACCCCTTGTTCAAGAACTAAGTTTACATTCCTTGCCGCCATTATGGGAATCCATTTTTAAATATTTATGATTCAGAATCCAATTTTGATAGAATCAATTTCATCATATTTTTTAATTCATCCACATCATTTTTTAAATTCCCAAGTTGTTCAATTTTATCATTCATAGTATTAAATTGTTCAATTTCTTTTAATTTTCTTTCTTTAGTCTGCAGATATGCAGAAAACTCGTTTCCAGAACAATTTAAAATTGCTCCTGACTTAGAATCACGAAATAATCCACTATTTCCTTCTACTGGTATTAATTCCATATTATATTGATGCTATTGCTCTCAAATCTCTTATTAAAGGAACAAAAGAAGAATTAGTTCCAGACATCAGAATTTTTATTTGGAATCCTTTAAATTGCGGTAAGAATGAAGCTGTAAACTCATAGGATCTGAAATCTTCTTCTGAAGAAGCGGACAATACTTTTTTGTCTGGTAATCCATTATTATCTTTTGCATTTTTAACTTGTCCATTATCATCCAAATTATTATACCCAGGGAAAAGTTCCCAAAGTGGTGCTGAATTTGAATCACCTCTAAACAATCTATAACAAACTCTGATGTCACTACTTGAATGTCTAAGTGCATCAAAATACACCTTTAAATTATCTGCTGCCTTTTCAAGACGAACAATTTTACTTAAGTAAGTAGCAGCAGTTGGATCATCAGTTAGAGAATTAACTCTGCCATCAGTTGCGTAATTTTTAACTTTTGAATTGATTCTATTTGCAATAGTAATTACATTCGTTCTATCCAAATCTATCATTGGAGACACTTTAGTATCTTGACTAGTTAATTCTAATTCTATTGTAAAAGACTTATTTCCAGGAAAATCTTGTAAATATGTATTTTCATTGATTTGTGATGCTACCAATCTTGGACTGGAGAGTTCATTAGTTTTTACTAAAGAAATATCTTCAAACCCCTGATCGACAAAAGAAATTAAGTTACTGTCGGGAGTTGACGCAGAGAATGTTCGTGCTTTCGCCGTAATGTTAGTTTTCTCAGGTAACATTATTTGGAAATTAGTTAAAAATGAATTAAAAGGTATATTTTGTGTTGCTTTTGGTCCTTTTGGAGATCCCATTAAAGGAACAATATCATAAGATCCGCAAGATTTATCTGCCTTGAAGAATAATTCTGGGAACCCGTTTGCGTTTCCTGTTGTTCTATCTGTTCCTCCAGTATTCATACCAACCTTAATATAATAGAAATCCAAATCATTTGGATAAATTGTTTGATTTGCAGCTGATAAATTATGAGTTTTATTGATCCTTCTCAAAGAAACTCCATTAAGCTCATACTTGTAAACAGAAATACCGCTAGAGTAAGATCCACCAATTGTTCCGTCTACTTTTCTAGATATACCAGTTAGAGAATTAGTAGAAGTTACAACTCCAGTATATTTAATAACTTCAGTATCAATCAAAATATATCCAGGGTTCAAAGAAGATACCGGAATATTTTCAAAACTAGTAAAGATTCCAACAGAATTGACTATAATTGAATCAGTTGAAGATGCAGTATATGAGGAATTCAATGTTTGCGGTTTCAGATCTGATTCTAATCCAGAAAGAACAACCCTATCATTCGTAGCATACATTCCATGGTTATAATGACTTACTTTAAAATGAAGTCCATCTGAGATAGTTTTGATATACGTAACATTGGCATTTGATAAAGAGACTGTTCCAGCAGTGCCAACATAGAATAAGATATCAGTTGAGTTTTGTTGTGGAGTTCCTTGAACTCTGTCAATAAGTAAAGAATTGAATGCAGAGATTACCCCAATATTATTTGGTATAGAAAGAATCAGGTTGTTGCCCAAATTATCAGTTTGGCTATAATCAACTTCTAAAGCATCTCCATAAACATATCCAGTGCCACCAACAGATACGGTAGCTGCAATTGCAACTCCACCTTGTACACTCAGATTGACTTTTGCGCCGACACCGCTGCCAGTTAACGCTATTACGTTCACATTTGAATAAGTTTTAAATCCAGTCGTAAATGCAGATCCAGGAGAAGTTACTGATAACGTGCTGCCAATACCAATTGATCCGACGACACTTTTCAAATTACCCCTGAAGTTTCCGTTATTGTTTTGAAGTATTGTAACTCCACTAGTAAGATCAGTAACTTCAGAAGTAGTTAAACTCTTTCCAAGTCCAACTATTAATGATCTGGAAATACAATCAAGTGGATTTGGCTTTAATGTAACTATCTGTCTGTTACCAACATCTAAATCTGGATTATAGAATCTAACAGTAGAAGATCCCTTATAAAAATCTGCTCTATATATTGTTAATTTAAGGTCTTCAAGTTGACTTGGATCCCATGTGGCACCATTTTGAGATTTAAACAAAGATCCTAATAAAGGTTGTTGTGATACAATAATTTTTTCAGACTCTACTTTATTTACAGTAGTTACATCTTCTTCACCCATTCTAGAAATAAAGACGTTATATTCGTCAGACGCCGAAAGAAGAACTACTGCATATGACTTACCAGTTTCACAATAAACTGGTGAAGGAAAAGTAAATGTAGTAGCAACAGATCCCGAATCTGAGGTTTTAACATCAACTGGATCTAAGATTATTTCGCCAAAAGGCAAAATTTCTGTAGTGGGCAAACCAGTTTGCATAGTTCTGATTTGTGCTGTAATTGGTAATCCTTTAGTATCTTTTGTCTTAAAGAAGACATCAACTTTGGTTATAAAAATTCCAGTTTCGTCAGGAACTTCAAAAGATTGTGCAAGTGGATCCACCCAACGCTGTTGTGTAATACTTCTATTCTTAAATGAAGTACTAGCAACAGTTTCCGTTTTTTCAGAAGTTAAAGTTCTTTCATCAGTTTTAGCAATTTGTTCAACTTTTGCATTTCTAATTCTTAAAGTTGTTTCTTCTGTATTATTAAGGGTTCCGGAAGAAACAAAATTAGTTGATGCAGTGCTGTCTGTAGCTCCAGATATTGTAGTGTTAATAGAACTAGTTGTAAGTGTAAATGTTTTTGTTCCGGTTTCAAAAGAAGGTGATGAAGGTAATGTTGCGTTAGGAATAAACAATGATCCTATTAATGTTCCGGCAGAATCAGTTACTAATCTGACTTTTGTTACCTTTGCAATCGCACCACTTGTCTCACCTTTTAATTGCATATCGCTAATAATAAAACCATAATATCCAGCCGAGGATTGCAGTTCTAAAGATGCAGTGTCTAAATTCAATATTGTTGACGTGCTAGAATATGAAGAAGGTATTGATTCAGTAGGTATATAAGGATTTTCAGTATATACCTGGGTAGGACTGTTGTAGGGTCCATATTTATGATTTGGTTTTGCCAATCTAGCTCTTACAGCAGTAGTTCCAGAAGTTCCTTGTATTGCTTCTCCAACAGCAAATGTACCACTAACCATCTGCACTTCAACTAATTTTGGTGTTGCGTATTTATTCATATCAACATTATCAAAAAATGCATACATCTGAGTTTTTGGTTTCAGTCTTTTTGCAATAAACTCAACATTCCTTGATCTCATAGTATGAATAACTTCAGTAGACACTACCTTAGTTCCCAAATTCACATAATCAAATTGTTCGCTTACTTTATATTGAATTCCCTGCCTAGATTGTTTAGTAGTTGTTAAAGTAGTTACATTAGCAAAATCAGTATATTGATCTTGATAATCAATCTTTGTCCATTCTGGAATACCTCTACCTTTTTGATATCCGCCTCTCCAACTAGTTCTACCAGTTTCTTTAGTTCCAATATAAATGGAACCCATATTTTTTCTACCTGTTTCTACGGTTCCAGTCCAAGTAGTTTCCCAAGCTCCCCACGTAATAGGTGATAATCCAGTGTTTGTATCAACCCCTAATTGTTGAATAGTTGTATTATAGGTTCCTTCCTGGTCAACTGTTTTTTTGGTTCCCTTTGTTTCAATCCAAGTATCAGTAGCAGGATTTAATTCAATTGCACCAATCCAATTAACAACATTAAAAGGATTTACGTTTACAATTCTAGTTGCAAACTTATTTTGCAACCATTGTTTATCTGTATATTTTAAACAGACTACATCTCCAACTTTTACTGTATTTGGATTTCCCAAGTCTTTAACAAATCTCAAATCTGCATCTGGGTTAGATGTATTTGCTGCGCCAACTACAGCTTCAGATCCAAGTAAAAGGTCAATCGAAGTTGTGTAGTGTTGTGGTCTCAAATGTCCTTCTAGGGTATCAATACTGCATTTATGATTTGGATTTCCTAAAGAACCTGCAAAATCTGATTTAAAATTATCAACAAAGAATCCGGTCTTAAATCTATCTAATCCGGTTTGACCATCCTTTAAAGTTAAATTTTTAGTGTCACTCTCTAATAAAGATAACGAAGTGTAGTATTCTACATTTTTCAGCCTATCCTCAAGTCTTGCAATGTCTTGCATTCTATAACGTTTATGCGTAGATAATTGAACTTTTACATCGTTAGAATTGTAAACATATGGAGGCATTAAAATTGTAGCCACTTCTAATGCTGTTTCAATATCTTTAGGATTTTGTGGCTTTAATGATGGCACACCACTACTTACAAAAAATTCTCCAAATTTATTTAAATATAGTTTATCGATTCTTCCCAGATAATAATCATAAGAAACTATGATATTTTTATCCTTTGCTATATTAAATTGGCTTGAGTTTGTTGATGCTGAGTATGTTCTTGCCGCATATTCAAATGGAGAATAAATATTGGTTGCTTGATCATATGGTGAAACTCTGGGCCTTACATCAATAATATCATTTGCTCTGTAGGTATCAATATAAGGCAAATCATTAGAAAATCTTTCTTTATCATACGAAGTTACTGTTACAAAATCACCAGTATCTGCTGGATCAATTACGTAGTTATGATATATAATTTTTAATTTTTTAGTTGGGGCTATGATTCCCTCTTTTCTAGTGATATATGCATAATTTGCAATTTCACGTTCTTGTCCATAATCAATAATAAAGTCATTGATTATATTTCTATCTCCCTCAATAAATTTGACAACATTAGCGGTTAAATTTGATTCAACAAAAATAATTTTTTCATCTGCAACAAAAGAATTTTCATTGACATAAACGATTTCGATGGTATTTGATCCATTATTTTCAACTAATACAGCCATAGCTTGACTAGATTCACCATATATCATTTCTCCTCGTTTAGAATTGAGAATATTACCATTCAAATTAGATAATTCTAATTTTGGAAGGTCCGCTTGATTTGAATCTGAAGATTCAAATATACCCATAACAAAACTAACATCTGCAACTTGTAATGAAATATTTTTATCTTGGACTCTAGTTCCATAAATTGAACTATAAGTTAATCCATCGGCCAAAGTTGTACTTGTTATTCCGGATGATGAATTTGCTGATCTAGTAATATTTAAAACTGTTGATCTATTATAGAATTTTTTTCTTGATTTTAAACCTGTTTTTTTCAAAGTTGCAGTTAATGTTGCTGGCCCATTTGCAGTTAATTGAACTAGGTTTATAGTTCTTCCAGCACTAATTGAAAATTTAGAACTAGTTAATGGTTCATTAGTTCCATTAGAATAAACTAAAGTATAGTCTTCCTCATCAAATGGAACTAATGTAACATCTGTTCCAGATTCTAAAGTAGCAGTAAGTGCATTTGAAGATACCGTTACGTCATAAGATTTTCTAAATATAATTTCACCACTTGTTAAATCAACCGACGCAATATCCGTATTTTCGTATTCAGTAAATAAAAATGATTCTTTAGTATTAGTTAATACTGGGATAACCTTAAATACATCTGTAGAAGTTATAGAAGAAATTGATAGAGTTCCATCACAAACTCCACTAACTGAAGTTGTGGGTTTAACAATTATTCTTTTGCCAGCAGTATTAACTTCAGAAACTATATTGTATGTTGGAACTGTTTGACCGGATTTAGTATAAGAGATAATATCTCCGGTTTTGATACCTATTCCAAAAATAGAAGTAGAAGCTGAAATCGTACTAATTCCAGATGAGGCAGTAGAAATACTAAAAGTTGTTCCCTGCGGGGATAAAAGTAATGGTTGACTTAATAACAAATCTCCAGTAAAAGAAGTTCCATCAAGACTTACAACTTGTCTAACATCTGATAATGAATAATCTCGTATATTAGTTACAGTTCTTGAAATTTCTACTTCATTAACCAATAATGATTCATCTTGTAAAAAAGTTCCAGATACTTGATATAAAATAAGTTGATCGGTATTTGTTGCTACTTTAGCTAAATATCCAGAAGCAGAACTATTTTTACCTTCAATGAACGCAGGAAGATTTAGAGTAATTGTAGAATTGATAGTTAAATAGGTATAAGTTTGGACATCATATACCGATCCTTCAAAAATAGTCGTAGCATTTGAGTATTGTGTATTTTTTAACTTCAAATCATAAACCCTTGCAATTCCAACTTCAATTCCAGACGCAGTTCCGGGTGTAGATGTTCGTTGAGAATATAGTTTAACTTGACTAGTCGCTCCAAATCCAACTTTTACTCCACCAAAAACATTATTAATCTCAAGTTGATTCCCTAAACTAAAAGGTAAAGTGATATTTTTAACTGATGCTGTGGTTCTTGGTTTTGCTAAATCAAAATTAATAGTATTTAAAGTTTCTACTTCATAGCCTCTGACATATGCTTTTCCTGGAGATATTTGAAGGGTTAATAAGTCATCTGACGGAGTGTTTCCTTGTTTAGTTAGTTGATTATATTGGAAAACTCCATTATTACCTATTTTATTATTTAAAGATTCTTTAGCTATAACCGAATATGGTTTTACATAATAATCACCGGATTCATCATATGTTCTTCTAGCTAATTCATCCGTTATAAGATTTGGATCTTCTTTTTTTGTAAATTTTTTTAAGATGCCGTTTTCAACTCGCATCAATTCAACAAAATTTTCATCATTAAAATCATCTAAAGATTTTTTACCCAATGTTGCTGTAATTTTTAATCTATCCGCTCCTGGGGCTGCAAAATTTGAAAATCCCCTAGCATTGTCATAAAGATCTGGATTTGATTGAGACGCTACAGAAAGTTCTTCTAAAATATTTAAACCAATTCGATACGAAGGTAAATTTGAATATTGATCAAGAATTACTGTTTGTGCATAAACATCAATAAAAAAACCTCTAATAAAATAAACACCTTGATCAATTTTTGCAGCCGAACCAGTTTCTACCGATCCTGTTACTATTGATGTTGCAAATGATGAGTTTTCAAGTATAACTGCCGTCGTATAGTCAATATTTTCTAAAGAAATTAAATTTTCTCCATCAACAAATGTGTTTGATGAAAAATTAGTATCACTTGAACTTTGATATTTTATATAAAGAGTATAATTATCATTTTCAGATTGAGTATTTGTAATATAACTTTCTACTTTCGCAATTACCCCACTAGTTTCTCCTTTTATTAATTTTCCAACTAACTTGTCGATATAAAAAGAAACTGAAATTCCTAAGTGAGTTGGATCTATTTGGACACAAGAATATTCGGGATCATACGCAATACTCCCAGGTATGACTACAGACCCTTCTTTAAAAAAATGTTTGCCAAATTTTTCAATTTGATTTTGCAGTATTGATTGTGACGTTGTTAATTCTCTGGCCTGTATTGGAGTTCCGGGTTTGAATAATACTCTTTGATAACCCTTAGTTACATCAAAATCATCAAAGTATGGCGATGCATTTAAATTAGTATTTTGTGCCATGTTAAGTTAAAACTCCAGTATGACTTTAATATCTTCTTTTTGGCTAGAAGATCTGGGAATTGGCTGCCTATTATCTATGTAGATAATTTCACCAGACTTTTTATTATATTCTGCAGAGGATATACCCGAAACAAAATCAAGACCTAACTGATATATTCTATTATTTATTGTGGTCGTTATACCGTTAAAATTGGTATTGATTGATAAAGCTGGTCCAATAATTGAAGATCCGTTTATTGTAACTCCATAACCAATGTCTGGATTTGATGTGAAAGGAATTATTCTAAATGCAGTTTCACTTGAAGCTAGTCCCGTTGATTGATAGTATTTAAGAACCCCTGTTATTGGATCCCATGATGCAACAAATCCTATTGCAGTTGACCCAAATCCAACTGTTTGAGTAATTTTTGAATCTATTGCATAAGTTGTGTTAGTAGTAATTCCAGATAATTTTAAAGCCTGCAATCCACTTACTAGAGAAGTATTTAATACTTGGACATTACTGCCAACAACGGTTGGATTTTTTATCACTCCTACTCTAGCGAAATCGTTTCCAAGAATAATATCCGGATTACTGTCTAATGTTTCAAATCTAGAATATAACAAAACACGATATGCACCCAGTTCTCTGTATATATCATATCCATGTCCACCTTTCGGGGGGATAATTACTTGAAAAGTTGCTACAGAAGTTGTACCAATTCCAGTATTACTTAACTGACCTAATGGGCCATTAATATTTGATTCTGGAGCTCCTGGATAAAATTGAATGGTGCCATATGTATAGTCTTTCCCACCTTCAGTGACGAATACCTCAGATATTTTTCCAAAAGAATCGATTGTAATTGTAGCTTTACCTCCAGAACCATCACCCAATATTGGAACATTCGAAAAAGAAGTTGAGATTGGTTGATAATTTGAACCCCTGTTTGTGACAAGAATTACTTCTATTTTTCCATCAATAGAATTATTTTTTGTTGCAACACTTTCTCCAACTACTCCCCAATCTTCAGGAACTGGAATATACTCAATAGAATCAAATTTAACAATTTCCGAAGGTTTAATGGTGTAAAGATATTTCCAAATATATCCGTCTCCACTAGCGCCCGCAGATCTGGGCTCCAAATCAATAAAAGTTGGTTGATCATATGATGGTCTGCCCTTAGGATTTTCAGGATCCGTGCCATTTTGGAGACAAATATAAACTCTTAAGTCATCATTAATTGCGTAATAATTTGATTCATATAGAGAAGTTGAATTTGAAACTGGTGAAGGGTTGTAAACATTATAATCATGCCTATACATTTCATAGGTATTGCCGGCAACCCAAGGTGTTTTTCTAATTAATCTCCTAACATCTTGATTTGTTATTTGTTTCATTGCAATAATACTTTCTTTTATCTGGTTTTCCTCTTGAAAACCATCCAAAGGAGATGGTGTATTAGCAATCCAATTTGGTGTTCCACCAGTAGCCGGATTTAATGCGTTAGGAAGGCCAATAAAAGTATAATATTTACTATCAGTATTCCCAGCGCCAGAAACACTCTTTGCAAAAGTTTCTGCATTTAGAATTCTAAATTGATCTGATATAATTGCGGGCATTTTATAAATATACTTTTCTTTATTTAGTTACTTAATAGTCCTCTTGTTCTAAAGATCTTAGCAGAGGTACTTAATCCAACCAATCCATTATTTGTATAAGTTTCAAAAGATTCTGCTCCGGTTAAAGACAAAGCTCTATTTTGGTAGTCATATATTTTACCCCAACTATATCTTCCATAAAAATTATTAGTTCCGACACCAGTATTATTTGGACCTCTTTTATAAACTTTAACATAGTTATCTACCATAGGAGCAAAATGACATGTTACCGTCACTATGCCCAGATTTGGAGTTGTTACATTGTCTGCAATATAAACTCCATCTATAAAACTTTTTGCAGTTCCAATTCTTGAATTTGGATAATTACTCATTCCGCCAAGTAAAGTTGTTATTCCTACCAAATCACCTCCAGTGGAAACATTACTATCAGTAATTACAAAATAATCACCTTTTTGTAATTGACTATTAGAAATTCCAAATGTATTAAGAGATGAATATCCGATTCCTAAAGTATTATTATCATAAGTTTCAGACTGTAAGACAAATTCTATTTTTGGTGAGGTTGTTCCTATGCCAGGAGTTCCAGAAATAAATGTGTTTATTCCAATAATTATTCCATGGTCACCTACTGCCTTAAAAGATTTAATAGTTTCAGATCTAAACACATCTGGTTCAATCATTACTGCAGGTGGAGAATTTTGCAAGTATCCAAATCCACCATCTATAATAACGATTGAAGTTACTAATCCAGAAGTTACTGATGATTGTGCTACAGCCCTATGGAAAACAGGTTCAGCATATATTACAGTCGAAGCTGCACCAACTGCAATATATTTTCCATTTGTGCCAAGAGATTCCTCAAATGATAAATCTTTTATGTTATTAGTTCCCACATAATTCCTAATAACCCATGTAGATAGATTAAATGAGTAGTATAAATCCCCACTAGATGTAATAGCAACGTAAAAACCATAATTATATTTAATATTTACAAAATTTGTTAATCCATACAAATTAGTTGTTATAAATTCATACGAACTTCTACTAATAGATTTTAATATAGCTCCATTATTTGCAGCAATAATAAAATTACTTCCATCAAAAGTAACTTTATTTAAATTATTACTAGTTGGAGATGGTTCTAGTTCCCAGAACAATCCAGTATTTGATGTTAATATAGTTCCGTCATTACCAACTGCAACGAAATATCCATTACCAAATGCGATACTATTTAAATCTTTAATTGTTCTAGAATATCTGTTAACAAAAGTATTAGTATGTATTCCTGAACCAACAAATATAGATCCAGCGGTTCCAACAGTTACCCATGTATTTGGTAATGGATTATATACAATTTCTTTTAACGTTCCGTTATATGAACTAGATTGTTGCAATAATGCTCCATATCCAGGAATAGATAATTCTTCTACAAGATTTAATTGTGTCCAACTTGAAATAGTAGTAGCATATCCAGTCGCTTTTCCAATTTTTCCAAAAGATCCAACAGCTAGTATTGTATTAGAATTACCATATCCAACAGATGCCGAATATACAGAATTAAAATTAGTTGTTGATCCCAGTCCAATATTTCCAACTTCCCATTCAGAACCATCTGCACTAATAACATATAAAGAGCTATTTCCGACAGAAATAATTCTTTCTCCAAAACTTAACGAATTTAGTTGTGAAGTTGTAGATAGTCCAGAAATACCAGTAACAGTATTCCATTCATATATGGGATCTTTAATTGAAATAGCAGAAAGGGATATATTAACATATGGAGAAGTAGTATATGCATATCCAACTCCAGGAGAAGTTACTGTTATTGAAGAAATTGTAGATGCTACTGAAACTGTAGACGTAGCTTCTGCTGCTTCAGTAGTTCTATTTTCAACTATGAATAAATTTCTTAAATCTTCAACCAAGTTATCAGTTCCAGCAAAAATTGGAAAAGCATTATCAACATAAATTGAAGTATCTTCCGGAGATATACTTTTTATTATAGTAGCATTTGGTCTTATGTTGCTTTGTAGATTCGGTCTAGATTTTGCAAATAATGATCCTGTTATAATTTTATCTTGTTTTTGTTTTTTCCATGTCAATGGTCTTTCTTTACTGGAATCTGTAATAATTCCTATGCTGCCATAAGTAAATGTATCCAATTGATCTGATGATACTATTTTTTTGACTGTTCTTTCAAATTGAGAAATGTCATAAAGATCATCACGATTTTCTTGAATTACTAATGAATCGCCAACTTTTATAGTTTTTGGTGGTTCTATTTCTTCAACATCAATTGATGAGCCTCTGTAATAAAGAATACTACATTTAGAGTTTTTTCTGGGTGCTTCCTTAAAAATTACTCTACTTCCTTGGAATGTATAAGAATCTAGAGGATTTTGTATTACATTATTAATGTAGATAAAGATATTATTTGTAATATCCAAATCTGACCCAACTGGAGTTTTTAAACTTAAAACTTGTTTAACACCATTAATCATCGCACTCAAAGTAAATTTCTTTCTAAATCCATTAAAGTTTTCGGAAATATCATCGAATATGATAAATTGTCCTGGATAAAAACCACTAAACTTATCAGTTTGAATTTCTTGTACTGTTAGAATGAGATCTTCTGGTTGTCTGAATGAAACTATGCCGCTTTGCGTATAAAAATGAGGAATGGTTGTGATTCCAGATAGTATAGTGAATACATTTGTTGATCCAAGGCCAACGGTATCAGGAATTCCAGTTACTTGGAAATCATAAGCACCATCAGAACTATCATCGGTATATCTAAGAACTCTTTGAACAGTTGCAGCTTTTTTGGTTTTTCCACCACTTACGTAATCATGAACGATTGTAGAAATACCCGCATTAAATGTAAAAGTATTTGTAGTTATACCAATAACAGTAAATGTATATCCATAAATGGAGGATCCTGGATACGGGAATATTGTAGATGTAATACCAGCTTGAGCTGTGCCACCAGAAACATAAGTATGTGTAATACTGGAAACTCCCACATTGATTGTAAATTGCGTCTGACTTAAAACAGAATTGACTTTAAAAATATCCCAATTACTCAATGTATTTTGACTAGATCCTGGATACGGGAATATTGTAGATGTAATACCAGATCCACTAGGACAGGTGAGAGCGATTCCAGCTAACTTGATTTGCTTTCCTGTAATAGCTAAGTGATTACTTGCGGTAGTGATTGTTGCTATTCCAGATACTTTATCGTAGATGAGATTTGTAATATTTACAATTGGATTTTGAACATATCCAGGACAGGTAAGAGAAAGATCTTCTAAAGTAACTTTATCTCCAATTAAATAGTTGTGATTACTTGAGGTGGTTGCTGTTGCAATACCTGTTGTATTAGTATATTTAAATGTGGTGATTCCTATTTCTGGCCAACCAACAAATGTATGTGGAATTGTAGAAATTCCAGAGTTTATTGTAAAACTCGTAGATCCTAAAGATGTGAGAACTGGGAATACTTTTCCATAAGTGCTTGTGCCATCCGGGAATATTGTAGTTGTTACACCTGATTGAGCTGTCCCACCAGAAACATAAGTATGTGCAATACTAGAAACTCCGGCTATAATTGTGAATTGTGTATTACTTAAAACTGAGTTAACTTTAAATACATCAAATGTTCCACTTACAGCAGTAGGACTAGATCCTGGATATGGGAATATTGTAGACGTAATACCCACTGTTGCTGTGCCACCCGAACTATAAGTATGTGCAACAGTAGAAATTCCTGCATAGAATACAATTGTTGTGCCAGAGGTTCCTACAAGAACTCTGAACACATTGAAAGTTCCCCCAAGGGTATTTGGACTACTATTCGGATAAGAATTGCCCAAGGTTCCTATACCAGCTGAGTATGGGAACTTGGTGGTTGAATATCCGATAGCTTCTGATGGACAAGAAAGAATAATATCAGAAAGTTGAACATATTCCCCTGGTATTAATTCATGATTTGCGTCAAGTGTAATCGTTGTTATACCGGTAGAATTAGTATAGACAAAATTGGTAATATTATAAGTTGCAATTCCTGTTGCACTATGTGCAGCACAAGAGAATGCAATTCCAGCCAGTTTTACTTGTTTTCCGGTAACCGCACCATGATCAGAGGATGTTGTAATTGTAGCGATACCAGCTATATGATTATAAACAACATTACTAATATTAACTGCAGCATTTGTTGTATATGATGGACAAATAAAAGGTAAATTATATAAAAATACTTCATCACTAGTTTCATTATTTGGAACATCAGTTCTCAATAATCCATGAGGAGAATAAGTAACAATTGTAGAAATTCCGGTAACATTATCGTATGAGAATGTGCGAATTCCCACTTCATCATATCCACAAGTAAGTGCAATTCCAGACAATCTAATACTGTCACCAACTTTTAATAAATGACTTTGTAATGTTCTTATTGTGGTAACTCCTGTTGTATTATCATATAAAACATTATTAATAGTTAATATATCATTTCTCATATTGATATTTGTGGCAATTCCAACTACCTTTAACTTATCACCAACTTTATAACCAATTCCAGGACTATCGATCTTAAAGTCGATAATACTTGATCCGGAACCAACTTCCACAGTTATTTTAGCTTTTTGGCCAACTCCAGATGTACCTCCAGTATAAACTACTGGTAAATTACTATACCCTGTTGGAATACCTACATTGATTTTAGGTATGGATGATCTTGTATATCCAGTGCCGGGATTAACAATAATAAAACCAGTAATAGTTCCCGAAACTCCAACAGTAGCAGTAATGCTAGCCCCAAATCCAATGGTTGAAGATATACTGACTGATGGAGATTGTCTATATCCAAGTCCACCTTGAGCTATAACAATAGATGAAATAGTACCAGATGCAGAAACTACAACTGTAGCCGCTGCTCCAATTCTAGGTTGATATCCAAATCCGGTTGTAATAGCTACTTTTGAAATTCTGCCTGATGATGGAGTGCCTGATAAAAACTTTAAAACATTTTGAGAGTCATTATCAATTGTAAAGTCTGATTGCGGAACTTGTGGAACATTATTTATTAAAATAAAAGGATTATTGTTGATATTTGATCCACTGTTAATATTATTAAAAAGAGTAGTTGTATTCTGTCCGTTTGATTTTATGGTAAACTCTGTTGCCGCAATTCCCGTAAATGATAGGGATATGTCATCAAGCAATATATTTTTATCTTGTGGTGTAGCAGCATTAAATTGTCTTGAAAAAACTCTTCCTCCAAAAATAGATCCAGTGGACAGTCCGGCTGGTCCAATTTTACCATATGGAGCAGTAGTAAAGAATATTGTATCTTTAACAATATTAAAATCTCCAGTCAATACAGTTGCAGAGACCCCTACCGTATGAACTCCTGCAGTTGTTCCCAAATATCCCCTTTCAACAAAAATGGAATTGCTGGAAGATATTCCAATACTTTTAACTAAGATAAATTCGTTATTTAAATTTAAAATATCATATGTATTAAGAGAAGATATTCCACTAGAGACATTAAGTATAGTTGTATTAGCGGTTGAAACATTAGAAGCTAAGCTCACTGATAAAGATTTTCTTCTGATGGCTGTTTGTATAACTCCATCTAGTGTTATTATTACACTTGCATTTGGATCTTTATGACTTAAAGTATGATAACCAGTGCCAAATCCAGTAAAATCTAAAAATCTAGAACTAGTTGAGAGACCAAAAACTTTAAATTCGTTATCATTTAACTTATATACAAATAAAGATTCTGGAAGTTTTGAGGCGCCTAGTTCTAACGGAGTAAATGTAATAAAATCATTTGTTGATCCTCCGATGTAAGTTCCTGCTATAGAAATAATAGAAGTAGAAGCATATCCAGCTGCTGGATTTGTTACTTGTACATTAGAAACATATCCGCCAGAATCATTTCTAGTAACATTAAATAGAGCACCACTTAAATCTGTTGATGGAACATTTGTATAGGTATTATTTGCTTGCGTTTGTATTCCACTTGGCCCCGTATTAGAAACAACAAAGCTTAAATTATTAGCCGGAGTTGACCCACCCATGTAAGTTCCGGCTATAGAAACTATTTGGCCAACTTTATATCCAGTGCCGCCAGACTTCAAAGTAATAGAAGTTGATAATGGTTGTCCTGTAGATGGTGAGTATGTGATTAAAACATTAAAAGTTGCATTTACGCCAGAAGTAGTTCCAACACCAATAACTTGAGTATATTGTTTTAAAGATGGTCCAACTGGCGAAAGAACAGTTGAAATTCCAGTTATACTAGTAGATATTGATACATCGTATCCCTGTTGTAAAATAGCGGTTCCATTAATATTGCCAACTACCATAACTTCCGTTTTATTTCCTAAAATATACGAAGTCGTTGCTATTCCTATTGGATTTCCACCAGAATATTCATAAATTAATTCGTGTCCTGTTTGGAAATTATGGTTTGGAATAATAAATTTATTCGATTCCAAATCAATATAAGTGCTTGCAGAAGAAACTATGGTGTGACTGAATAATGAAGTTCCTTTATTTTTTAGTTTAAATGATGATACTCCAACAATACCGCCACCTCTAGATATTGATGGGAGAACTACTATTGGTGCAAAACTAGGCCCAAGTCCAATAATTGTAGTAATAATTCCAACATAATTACCTAACGAAGTTCTGACATCTGCACAGTCTGCAGTGCCATAATTTTCTGTTGGTATACCGGCCAAACTACTATTTCCTATTGCAACTGTCAATATTCCAACTAGAGTATTAATGTTTGTTTGAATGCCTGCGTATGAATTTGGATCAGTATTAAATCCAGTTATTGGATCTACAGCAATGGTTAAATTTTTGACATTTAATTGATTTGTAATTGCCTTCTTCATTAATGATTTAGCCGTTTCAAAAGCATAAATTGATTCGGATTCTTCGCCAACTAACCCAGAATTTAAGGGAACCCCTGCTCCAGTAAAATATTTTTTAGTATTATAAAGAGTATGTTGATTAGTTCCATAAGATATATCCTGAGCAACTCCATCAATAATATATCCAAGGTCTCTAAAACATTTTGATTGGCCACTAGTGTATGTGCCAACATTAGTTGCCGGTAAATTGCTTGTAGATCCTATAGAAATAGACGCAGTAACTATTCCAACAAGGGTTGAAATATTATTTTGGACATCAGTACATGCTGCTGTAGAGGTAACTCCTACTATAGCTCCAATACCATACACTGGAGGGCCAGGTGTTACAGTTAGATCTTGTATTGTAAGTCCATTTCTCACGGCAGATCTCATTAAGTTGCGAGCTGCAACAAAAGCAAAAATAGATTGCGCTTCTTCACCAGCCAAACCATTTGGAATTGGTGATCCCTGGTTGAAGTATTGTAAAATAAATTGTTTAGTGTAAGAGTTTCCTCCTAAAAATACATCTATTGAAATAGCATCAATAAAATACCCGATATCACGTTTACACTTATTTTGAGTTGTAGAAATTCCAGGGTAAACACTGACCGTATCATTCCAAGAAGTATCAACAATTTCTTGTCTATTTTGTTGTATCAATCTATAACCATCTGCATATCTTGATCTAAATGTAGTTTGTGGATCTGGGGGGAAATAAAAGTCTGGAAATCCTACTGCAACGGAAGCTAAAGATTTATCTTGTATTTCTCTTCTGTTGGATACTATTAGATTTCTTGCATTTTTAAGACCAATTACGCTTAGATTCAATGGATCTTGTATGATCTCAAAATCAAATTCCTGAGGCACTAATGATTGATATAGAGTAGGTGGAGTTTGATTATTAATTACATATTGTCCTAAGAATTTAACATAATTATAAGCAAATAAAGTTTGTTCAGTTTCATTAACAACATAAGAAGCTCCGGCGTTCCAATACGCAAGACCAGCCTCAACGGATTTATCATTTGAATTATATTTTATATCATGAGAAACTGCGTCAACAATATATCCAACATCTCGTTTGCATTTTTCTGCACTATAAGTTGAACTTAATACAATATCGGGATAATTAAATTCTACAAATGCTACCACCTCAGCTTGAATGAATTCCTTATTTAAATCAATTAAATCGGAAGCATCGGCATATCTGCCATCTAAATTTTGTAATGAACTTCCATTAAATTGCTCACTAATGTCATCAATTCTCAAAACTTTATTAGTTTTATTAATAATAAATGGTCTTAAATTTATACCTTCAGTAAAATAAACAGATTCGACAGATCCATCATCCAAGGTTTGGTCTTCATAAACTTTTGCAAAATTAAATTTATCATACATTGAAACTTCATTGTCAACATTTATTGATAATGTAGAATCGGAACCCTTAAGTTTTACCCTCATATTTGTAGATTTTGCATATCCAATGTTAGTTGGATTTGTATAAATTACAAGATCTGAAAATTCTTTAAATCCAGATGGGTGGACAATAGATCTAACAGATTCTCTCCATTTATCATATGATATATCACTTTTAAGTGAGTATGAGAATTTTTGATAATAAAAATTATCCGAGATTCTCTGTTGGAAATCATTCAATATTCCTACAGAACTATCCACTGAAGCCACTTTATCTCTAAAAACTCCAAGTGTTGATTTTAGATCAAAAGTATCAAAATAATCTACTTTACCATTAATTTTAGATCTCTCCCCATACAAATAGTCACCAACCTGAAGAGTACCATATCCATCGTTCATTCTCAGTTGGTTTAAATTATTGTCCCAACCGTTTTCCATAACAGTAGCTGTAAAATCAGAACTGATTACTTTTTCCGAAGATTGATAACTAACATCATCAGCTAAATTCATTTGGAAAACCGGTAAATCTTTTTGATTAATAACTGTTCCCAAATTAAATTCATCATTATATGTTCCGAATTGACCGGTCGAGATACCACTCATACTGTATGTAACAGTATTGTTTAGAGAACTGATACCTGTTACGGTAAAAAATCTATAATTATATGAAGAGGAATTGAAATTGGCTTTATCTCTTGTGCTTGAAGTTAATCTACAATTTTCAATAAAAATTTTATCTCCCACAGCAAAAGGATATGCTACTAATGTATTACCGTAACCAATGGTTACGAATGGATTCAGTCCTGGAGTATTATTTAATTCTAAAGTTACAAAATTACCAGCATATGTAATGTTATCAATTTCATATCCATTAGAATTTCTAATAGGAATTATTTCTAATGGTGACGAGAGAGATGTTGAATTATTAATAATATTAACTTTAGAGATAGCTCCACCAGTTACAGAACAAGATAATTTAATACTAGGATCGTCCTTGACTAATAATTCTGGTGGACCATTATAGTTTCTTCCTCCAGTAATTATTCCAATATTGGATATTGTTCGTATATCTTTTATTCCACAAATAACAGGAACACTAAGTCTAGGGGATAACGTTGGATCTGTTGGATAATCAAATCCATCTTTAACTCTTTCGTATGATTCTACTCTGCCTATTTTTTCAGACTTTAATTTTAAAATAGCATTTTTTCCAAGTTTTGTATCAATTTTTTGAATGAATGGTAGTTTTTTATATCCTCTGCCAGCAAAGTTTATTTTAACGTTAGAAATTGGACCAATAGCTGAAGTTGAAGTAGTTTTGTATGATGAATTAGATGATAAAACAGAAGTCAATTCATTAAATGAAAATTTTGTATCTAGCAAAAAAGTAAATTCAGTATTTGATATTGTGGTAATTCCAACTTTTCTGTTCAAAGGATGATTTCTTACAATTATTTGATTATTCCCAGGAACAGAATAATCTGAACTTAATTGAGTTTTACTTTCTTCAATTGGACTCTTAAATATTAAATTATAATATAAAATAGTTGGAAAATTTTTATTAGACGTGTCCAATGTTACATAAGCATCATTAGTTCCTGGAGTTCCTGAATTGACTATTGCAAATCCATTAATATTATTTCCAATAATATCCAATCGTTTCGAATAAAAAGTATCAGAATAAAATTTAATATCCATATTCAATAAACTTGGATCAGATAAATTAAATTTAATTTTATCACCTTTTATAAATTTTAATGGTGGATTTACGAAGTAGAGAGTTTGTGATGCGGATCCAACAGTTGTAAAGTCTATAACATTTTTTTGAGATCCGGAATTAGTTTTTGTGTCACTTTCATATAAACATAATTTTATTTTGTCATCATCTTCTTTCAGTACATAATACGTTGCACCATTAGCCAGGCCTCCTATAGGTGTGGAAGCAAAATATGTAACTTTATCTCCATTTTTTATTTCATTAACATAACTAGATAAATTAATAGTATTATTTGAGATTGAAACATTGCTATCAGAAAATGATATTTCATTTACTAATAATTTTCTATTAATTTGGTCAAATTTAATTTTGATTTCATTTTCGATAGAGCTGGAAAGCGAAATTGATACCTCATCTCCAGTCACTAATCCATGACTAACATTTGTTGTAACAATTCCACTAGATGTTATAATTGTACCGGTTATTTTCTTATTTGTTGTACTTAACGAATGAGCGGATCCAACTACACCAAAGGCCTCTGTTAAGGGCCAGAATTCTAAGGAGTTTAAATTTGTTCCTATCCCTGATGAAGTAGTGAATCCTAAGGTTGATAATCCAACATAATTTTTACCTAGATTAACTGCATAAACTTTTTGATTTTGTTGTAAACTAAACGATTGTCCAGATCCTACATTATTAACATATAAAGATGTTCCACCTAATCCACAATTATAAATTAATTCTTGACCAGTAAAAAAGCTATGCCCTGGTATGTAAATACTTTTACTTGGTAAAAATATTGAAACAAAAGAAGAAGTTCCAAGACCAACGACATTTCTACTTACTCCGGCTGTGCCTGTTCCAACAGATTCTTTTGGATCAAAAAAAGTAACTGTATTTTCAAAAGTGTAATCGGAAAGTGGTTCTTTTAAGTTCAGTTCAAATCTTTTTGGCAATAAATCCACCGTATCGAGGCCTGCAGTATGAATGCCGGTATTTTCAATACGATTAACATAAAATCCTGATCTTTCGGGAGAAATACGAGTAATTAATAATTTTTCTGTACCAATTGCTACGGTATCATTAACTCTAAATCCACTGACATCCTTTACAAAAATAATTGTAGAAATTCCCGTATTAGCTACTACATCAATATTCTTTAATAATTGAACCGATTTTTGAGTAACTTTGACAGATCTTCGTCCAGACAAACCACTTGAGGTAATAGTTGAAATTCCAGAAATAGAAACTACTTCATTATTTCTGATTTGATGTGGATAATCCACGACCCCAGTTATGTTATTAGATCTTATTACAAATGAAACATTATCTAACTTATTTTTTAATATTGTAAGGCCGCTTATTTTTTTTCCTTCTATCTCGGATATTACAAGATTTGCACCATTTCCGAAAGTATTTTCATTATTGAGGATAATATCATCTTCAACTTTATAATCTTGGCCTGCAGAAAATATTACAACATCATCAATAACTGATGATTGTATGTCCAATATCCTGAACTCTTGTTTATATTCATCTACAACTTTATCAATTAAATTATAAAATGAATTTTGTTTATCCAAATAATATGGTGCAATATTTCTGGTTAGGTCATTCGTAAAAATATTTAAATCTTGATTATATTTTGGTAAAAAATTCTCCTCTACAGGAGTATTATAAAAACTATTCGCAACTACATAGGGATACGATGGAGTAGATCTTTTTGCAGCATCTACACTTATTGAATAAAAATAAGCATACGTTCCATCAGGGTATTGTGGGGTTATGCAAAATCTTCCATTATTTTCATCCAGATCGCCAGATCCATTGTAAGTAAAATCATTAACAAAGTATCCGGGTTCAAATAAAGGTGGTCTCAATGATTCGTTTGTATTCAAATTTAATATATAACTTGATTTCATTTGTCTTACAAATCCACCTAAAGTAGAATTAAATCCATATGGACCATAAATTGGATTTCCATCATAAGCAAATCCTAAAATAGGAGAGTGTATTAATGTTCCAGAAGTTTCTTTATCGGTTTCTGTAAAATTATCAGAAAGTTGATATCTAAGTTTTTTAGGAATATAAAAATTAACGAATTGAAGTCCTAAGTTTACATTTTTATTTGGATATAAAACTCCATCATCATTAACGGAAATTTGATTTTTTAATTTTACAACTTGATTTATTTTCCATTCTGTTACATTTGCCAAAAATTTAGCATCTAATCCTCTATTTTGTAATGTAAGTTGAGTAGTAGATACACCATATCCTATGCCACCTCTTAAGATATTAACAGCGGATAATCTACCGTTAGAATCAATAATAGGATCAATTTCTGCAAAAGATCCCTTTCCAGAAATAATAATATCAGAGTCTTTTCTATATCCTCTGCCTTTATTAATAATTTTAACATCAACAATATTACCATTAATAATGATAGGTTGTAGTATTGCTTCCGATTTTATGCTAGAGATTCCAACATTTGGTCTACGATGAAAGTTGATAATATCTGTACAACCAAATCCAACTCCACCATCTTCAACATAAACATCGTTTATACTACCCAATACCAAAGGCTCAAGTATAGGTTTTATAATTGTGGTCGATCCAATTGCAGAGATTGTTTCAACAGATATTTTAATTGGTGGATAAGATACACTATGAGTACCTACTCCCAGATTATTAAACTTTACGAATCTTTTTTCAAGAAAAAGTACATTGGTTTGTGTCGTTCCAATCCCAGCTGGAGCCAATCTAAATTTATTGTCATCAATAACCCCGACATAATAGTAGATAGAAGTTGATAATCCAGAAATAACTGTTCCTGTAGTGGAATATTGTACAAGTTCTCCATCTAAGAATCCGTGTTTTCTAGCAAAAAAATATGAATCAAATGTATTAATTCCCAGTGTCCTGTTATCAGCGGATAATATTGATGGGACTTTAATAGTTCTATTGGAGTATCCTTCACCAGGATCTTTAACATATACTTCGGTAATTGTATTTTTATTTTTTAAACTACTGAAGTAGTGGAATCCAGAACTTGTTCCGGTTATATCAATGACATTAGTTGAATTTAGTGCATCTTGTTGTGTATTATAAATTTTTAATTTTGTGGGGGTTACAAACCCAATAAAATAGCGAGATCCATTAACTAATCCAGGCACATCATTGTTAGTATTTGAATCGTAAATAATTTCTTCACCATTTTCAAATAATACATTTTCTAGAAAAGTTATAGTATTATCTACAGAATTAACATTAATATCTGCTTTAAATCCAAATCTAAGTCTTGAACTTACTAAATTGCAATCTAAAGCACAACCCTTTCCATTGCCACCACTAATAGTAATTTTTGGTTTCTCTTTATAACCAACACCAGCAGAAATAATTTTTACTTTTTTAATACTTCCAGATAAGTTAAGATGTGCTTTTACAGACGATCCAACTTCATCCTTAATTTCAATTGAAGGGGTATTTACAATATCATAGTTTTTTCCAGAATTTATAACTTCAATAGATTGTATTGCTCCGTAATAAATATTTTCATCGAATAAAGTTGGAGATAATATTTCAACTCCATTTACTAATAAACCTATTGGCCTATTTGTAGTTTTTCTTTTATTAATATCATCAAATAAAGTAGATTGTTTTTGTAAAGGAAACTTTTTAAGTATTTTTTGATTTCTTAAAATTTTATTTTCAAATCCGGCTTTAACTATTGTATCAGATGATATATCAGAATTTGATGTAATATACTTTTTGGAAAAAATATCAGATTTACTATAAGATAATTTAATAGAATTTGAATCAATTTTGGTTACATAATAATATCCGGTTGATATTCCACTTTCTGGAGTGAAAGAATTATAATATATGAAATCACCATTTATCAATTGGTGATTTTGTACATAAAATATTGATGTGATTCCGGATCCAAATGTTTGTGGCAATAATGATAATGATGGTGATTGCGTAGAAATTATTTGTTTATTATCAGTTGAAAAAATAGGATAATTTGGTAATCCAGTTGAAGTTACATAAAAATTTTCATGTTTGGAATCAACATAAGTGTTTTGGATTCCAGCCGGAATCGAAGTAACTTCTGGAAAATAATTTGAATAATGATTAGACTTATATATTTTTTTTCTTATAGATTTTATTCTAGTTAAATCAAATGAGGCACTGAGACCCGACTGAACTAAGATTCTATTAGTATATTTTCTTATTTTATCTGAAGAATTATACTCAACAGATAAAATACTAGCGTCACTAAAATTATTATTTTGATCGACTAAAATTATGTTTTCATTTTGATAAAAAGAAATCTCATCAAATAGTATAATTCTATATCTGTTGTTAGCAACTTGAGAAAGACTTTTTACATTGTGTTCAGTTGGAATATTATAAATCCAATTATTAGAAGATACTTCATCTGCTAAATTTTTTCCAAATCCAGATAATTTTACTTTATCATTTATTCTAAGACTTTTTGTTTTTGAAAAATCAACTTTATCAATAACATTAATAACTCTAAATTTAACTTCTGAGGTATTTCCAATACCAATATAACTAAAAGCAAATTTTTCTTCTATAACATCTAGTCCAAATGTTAAATTTTTAGTTATTCCAGTTACACCCAAAAATTGATTCGTGGTTATATCAGTATAAGACAATTCAATAAAATCGGAATTTTCTGGTTTTACAAGAATTTTACCAGTTTTTGAAAATCCAATAGTTGAATCTACCAAAACAGTATTTGATCCTATTGGAGTGTCTTCTAATAATTTAGTTTTACCCGAAACTTCAAAGTTACCACTAAAAGAAGTAGAGTCTAAAGATATTTCATAAAATTGTTTTTTGTCTACAGGTCTATACTCAATATTATAAATTGAAGCGCTGACAGTTCCTATGCCAGTTAAATTTTGATATAAAAAATTACCCCTAATATCTGTAGGATTTCCACCGGAAATTTTTTCTACTAGAATATTTTTCGTAGTAAAATATGGATTTGATGATGGTATTAATGTATAATCTTGTGGTTTTATTACCTCAACATCAGTACCGAATAAAACCTTGAATAGTAATTTATAAGATGAATCTGTTCCTTTAGAGCTATAAAAATCTCGAGCACTAGTTAAAACATTTTCAATTGAAATTTCTTCGTTAAAGTCTCTATCTTCAAATCCAGGAAAAAATTCCGACTTAAACTTTTCAAAAAACTTTAAAAGAAAAAGATTGCTTAAATTTAAAACAATAGAATTTTCAAGATGTTCTTCAGATGATGTAGAAACAAAATTTAAAAACTCGGAATTTTTTATAGAATTAATGGCATCAATCCCACTAAATCCTCGAATACAACCCTCGAAGGTAGTATTGGTTTTTGATGTATATGTAATGATCTCATTATCTATTTTTAATAATCCATATGTTGATGGCCACCCATCAGTAGATATAACATTTATTGAGGTATCAAATTTTAAAATATTTTTTGTTAATTTTGTAGATTCTGTTAAATTTAACTTATTGAATTGAGAGATATCTTTATACTTTTTTACATTTATAGCAAGATCTATTGCTCCAGACTGATGTTCAAGAGATTGGTAGTATTGTTTTAAAAACTCTACAAAAAGAGGAGATTCTTCTATTAAAAACTCTGGGATTTGTGATTCTATTATAGAATCAATTTTAACTCTTTTAATTTCTGACATTTTATCTTGTATACTTACCGTTTAAATAACTTGAAGTTGGAACATATAATGTGGCGGAAATATTTTCACCAGAGGTTATTGTATCCTCTACCATATTTACCACAGAATTTTGAACGTCAACTTGTAAATATAAATCTTTCAGTCCAATAATATCATTAGATTCGGGAACAGCTTGAACTTCAATAAGACCATTGGATAAAGATGTTGATGTAATATTAACTACATCTAATAATATGTCACCTTTTTTATAGTTTATAGATCCTGCAGTATTTTTAACTATAACTGGAATATTATTTTCCAATTTAAAGAAAAATATTTTTCCAGAATTTTCAGAGACTTGAATATCAGCCATATATAAAGTTTCAGCTATACCATTGATCTTAAATCCGGTTGATTTTACAGAATATCCATCTTTTTTAATATGAACCTCATTCCCATAACAAAGTTCATAGGTTGCAGAAGTATTGAATTCTGGGGTTAGATCTCTTCGCATTCTTACTTTTGTAATATTTGAAGTAATTGATTTATCTGAGTCATCGATTAAAGTAACAACCTTACTATACTTAAATCTACCTCCAAAATTATTGACATCACTTGAATTTGCATAAGATGTTAATGTATTTAACACTTTTGTGCGAACTAATTCTGGTCTGGTTGAAGCATTTACATTATAATAAACTGTAGAATCAACCTCAACATATAGATACGATAGATCTATTATTTCTGGTCTTATACCAGCGATTGAATATTGTTTTAAATTTCTTAAAATATCTAATTTTGTAATCTCTGATAAAAAAGTACCATTTCTGGGTTTAATTGATATAAAAACTTTCCCATATTCTGGGGGTTCTAACTCTTCTCCACCATAAGAAGTTACAGAATCAACGTTAGAATATATGTATGGTATTAGTCCTTTGTAATCATTAGCGGTTACTGCACGAAATTGTGATGCATATACCCTTGGGGCTAAGTATTTAATTGAATCTAAACTTTCAATATTATCACCGTTCTGAGAAGAAGACTCAGTTATTACTAGAGAAATTCCAGATGTTACATCTAATAAATTATTATCGATCAATCTACCAGAAAATGTGAAATTATTAGCACCATTACCAAGAGTTCCATTTGTTACAATATAACTTACTTCTATCCTACTTCCGCTGGTGGGTCTTTTACCTACTATGTTATCACCAAAAATAATTTCATATTTTTCATCTGATACTTCTTGTATCAAAAATATTCTAGAATCTTTTCCAATATTTAAAATATTATTATAAGCGCTATAAACTTCTGTTACTTGATTGGTAGATTTAATTCGAATAGTAGTAGTATCAATATTTACATTTGGTAGAATAAATCGTTGATTTTTTTGAGAAGAATCTACAATAAAAGTACTAGTTAAATATACTCCTTCATATACTTCTAAATTTTCAAATAATGCAACTCCGTCTGAATTTACTGGAGTAATTACATCTTCAGGTATTGAAAAAATAGAATTACCATTTGTTACAGCGCCAAGGGCTACTTGACCTGCATTAATTTTGACTGTTCTTGCATTAGTCTGACTCATATCAACGCTAAAAGTAATTTTAGCTTTTGACGATCTTTTAGATCTTGGTACATATCCAATATTACGTGCAAGAGCAACTACATTTTCTCTAAGAGTTGCACTGTCTAAGAATGTTTCATTAACTGCCATGTTAGTATTGTAGGCAGTAATGTAACTATTATACGCTAATAAATCAATCAATGTTGAAAAATTAGACCCCTCAAAGTCAAAATCAGTAAAATTACTGTTGGAACGCAAGTAATCTTTGATTTGAACTCGTAGATCCCCGAAGTCTAAATTTGTAAATTGATTGAATGACATTAGACTCTAGTAGGTTGTAAAATAAAATCTATAGTTTGAATCGGGACGGGCAATCCAAGTATATCATAAGAAAGACGAACATTTAGTTCATTTGATTCTTCTGGATATGTAACTAAAATAGAATTCACAAAAATTCTTCGTTCGTAGTTTTTTAATAAAGTTTTTATTTCAAGTTCTAAAGAAGATGCCAGTTCTGGTGTTTGAAGTTCAAATATTGAATTTTCAACTTGTGTTCCCAATAGACTGTTAAAAAATCTTTCTCCAACTCTTGTTCTGACTAAATTTATAATAGATTTTTTAATAGCATCAGAGTCATTTAATGACAAAATATCACTATTTACAGGATTTCTTACAAAAGAAAGACTGATGTCCTTAAATTTGCGAGAAATCCTGGTCATAACTCAAACTAAGGGTATTTATTATATGTATAAGACATTATTACCACTTTTTACCGTAAACTGGCTCGGTTCCATACTCCCAATCATCATAATCTTCATCATTGCGAATTTTTTCATGAAGGTCTGTTTGTCTCATCAGATCATGTTTAGGCGCACGATCATACATTACTTCTTGAATAATTCTATTCTTAGGGACTTCATAGTAATCTGTAACTAATTTTACGGTCCCCCACATGGTTTTCATGTAATTAGAGTCTCTATCGACTGGTAGATTTGACATTTTAGCTCCTGATTTGTTAAATCAGAACTTTTTACGGGGTTGCTATCCCGAAATTTCTTCTACCATTATTGATTCATACTCATCTCCAAGTATTTTCTTAAGATATTCCTCTTTCCAATACGTATAATACTCGGTTTTTGCTAATTTTTTGCGAATTTTGCTCAATTTTGCCTTAGATTGACACAAAATTAAGTTAAATTTCTTATTATTTGTCTGAACTCCGTTGATAAAAGTGGGTTGAGACGCACAATCTTCAAGAAATGTGTAGTAAGGGAACTTTTTATTGTAAACCTCTGCCCATTTTTTAACTATATCGAGTCTCCAAAAGTCATCTACAATAAAAATGATGACATCATACCCAGGTTCAGGTACAATCTCATCAATTGGACATTCCACAATTTTAGTATTTGACTTAGAAGCATACGGACAAACAGAAAAACCACCAAGTTCTTCTCTTTCTTTGGCTACTTCGTTAGCCCATTCATGAATGTATGCCTCTTTTTCGTTCATATCAACCTGCAGCTAATGGTGAGTTAGGATTTGGTTTAATTACGGGTGCAGTTCTAGCTTGAGAAGCAACATCATATCCAAATACATGTGCGGTCTCGGGAGGTATTTCCGGAGAATCGGAAAGATTTGGTCCAACTTTAGGTGTTAACTCTTCCATGGTTAGTTTTTATAAAATAAAACTTAAATTATTTAGACTTTTTGCCTTTATTTGCTTTTGCTTGAGTTTTGATACCTTTATATCTTTTATCTGGTCGGCAAAGATTACCCTCTCTTACTGTTCTTTGAGTTTTACTCATTTTCCTTGTCCTCGATAAGGTTTACGAGCCTTGTTACGGCTTGTTGCAGCATATTTAGTTCCAGTTCCCATACCTTGACGAGTCAGTTTGGGTTTTCCAGGTATATAACCTATATTTTTATTTAATCCACCTTTTGATTTTACTGCCATTTTTCTAATACCTCACAATTGGTTTTATTTGCGCGCCGAAATTGCGTTTTAAACGCGCCGAACATCAGTCTCTAGGAGTTAAGGACTCTTATCAGATAATACGAGTCTTTTCATGTCCTACGCGAATCTTCGGATCACACCAGATCTCAAATCCCGCCTCTTTTGCATCAAGACAGAACGATACATCTTCACCACACATATCTTGAACCTCTCCAGAGTCAAAGACTTGCATCTTCGGAGCGAACCAGGGATACTCCAAAGACTCAAAGACACCCTTCTTAATCAGAACCCAACCAAACCCCGTATAGTCTACCGTAAAGGGTTTACGGCGCTTCTGCATGGTCTCTCCGGTCTCATGATTCATGACTCCACCATTGCTCTTAAAGTCGTCTTCTTCAAGCCAATGAGCAACAGAAGTTGTATGACCATCTTCAGTCATATACCATCCAGCTGCAATGTCTTTTTCCATTGCAACAAGACGATAAAACTTCTCAGTATCAAAGACAATATCATTATCAATCCAGAGTTGATAATCATAATTCAATTTACCATCCCAGGGAACCTGTTTTGGACCACGAAGAACATTTGCACCTAGACATTTGCAACGTGCAAAGTTCACCATGGAAGAATAATCCTGTGAAATTTGAATACTTGCACCATTTTGCACAAGATCAAAACAAAGTTGAACAAAATTCTTTAAAAAGATGTAAGAACATGAACGACCAGGAAGACAAAAAACGATGGCTTTACCACGAACCATCTGTTTTGCAACTTCTAGGTCAAATTCATCATCGTTCTTTTTAGGGGTTGGAGCATTAGCCTTAATCGTAAATCCTTTAGACATAAAATTAGAATAGCAATGTAGTTATTTTACCACCACAAGTCAATTTATGCAATGGTTTCTGTGTTATTTAGAGTATAAGTAATTCGAACATTCCAGAGATCTTTTTCTAAATTACAGTATGCCCTGATGATTTCCATTTTATGATTTAGATCACATTGTTGAACATCTCTTGCAACAATGTGATCGTCTACTAGTATATTATACACATTCATCTTCAACTTTCACTAATAAATCTTCAATTTCATTTTTAAGAGATTCATTAATTACTAAAATTTTGTCAACATCAAGACGGTATTGAATGCAATCAAGTAGTAAATCTTTTTCCTGATAATCTAGTTTAAGTTCCATATATTTAATTATTCATTTCAAACATTATATATGATTTTATATTCCTTAAGGTCCCCATATTATAACACATTTTTTTATTTTGCGTGAACCTATGAATTAATTTATGGCCGGCAAAAAAAATTTTGAATACGATGAAGCTTTATGAGCGCTTTTTGGGGTCGTTATAGATTAGGGTAGTTTAGCGTTTTTATATACGGGGGCCACCGCGCCCCGCGCCAACATAAACCGCGCACAAAATCGCTGCTCAAACTGCGCCAGATTACACGAGAACTGCTGCTCGTCCAAGGTGTATTCGTGTCCCCTTAAGTGCTCATAAGCCTTCAAGGGGACGCTACATCTACTCCATCAGCCGCTGGTCTTGAAGTATGCTGCACCGTTGCCCTCAGTGACAGCATTCTGTGCATGTGTGGCGTGCCCATTGTATGCCTGACCGCGACGGTTAGTGTTAGTCCGAGGGCCATTCGTGCGGCTCATGATCAGCTCAGATTTCTTAGCTTTACGGGTGGGGAGCACAGTGTATTTAATCTGCCCCTGCACATCAGCAACCAGGAGATCCAGTTTGCTTGCTTTGGAGATGTCAATGTTGGTCATGAGATTGTTAGCGAAGGTGTGTTGGAAAGTATACACGAATGAGATCAAAGCTCACTCATCATTTCATTCATCTCCACATCACAGATCTTGTCATCGTTCCAGCTAACCCCATCAGGAGTTTGCATCAGGTGACGACCAATCTGGCCCTCAGTCATACAACGAACGAACTTAGCCCATGGGGTCTCAGAGTCACCACAGAAGGTCACACAAGCCTTTGCAGTGTTATACAGAAACTCATCATTGCCAATCCACAGAGCAGCATTCCAGGTCTCGTAGTTAGCCCAGCCGTTGTAGGTTGTCATGGTGGTCATTGTTGTTACTTATGAGTGTTGGGGTGAGGGTTCCCCTAGTTCCCTCATTCTAGCAGTGGTGCTAGTTCCTGGAGAAAGCTCGGAGGTCTGGGAGCAGTGCTCTTCGTCTCTCCCCCGATATGGCTAAGATACAGGTTCTGAGCCCCCTTTGGCGGTTCATTGGGCCAGTTAGATAGCTGTCCATTGTGTCTCTCAGTTGTCAAGGTTCTATGGTAGGCTCATGAGTCTTTGTGGCTTGAGCTTT